ATGTTAACAGGCAAGTTTATCGAAGAGTGTAAAAATAGGTTTTTGTGCCTGGTTGAAATTAATGGCAATATTGAGGAGTGCTATGTATCAAGCTCTTCCAGGTTAGAAAATTATATTGATTTAACTGGATGTAAGGTGTTACTGAAGGAGAATGTTGGCAAAAAGCTAAGGACGAACTATACGTTACAGGCTGCATATTATAAACGCGCTTGGGTTCTTTTAAACCTAAACCACATTAATGAATTAGTGTACATGGAATATTTAAGTGCTACAGGTATTGCTAGGGCAGGTATAATTCGAGAACATTTTATAGGGGAATATAAATCAGATTTATATATACCAAAGAAAGAAAAAATTGTAGAAGCTAAAGGAATATTATCGGGAGATAATATTGCTAAGTTTCCGTTAGTTAGTTGTGGAAGAGCACTAAAACAGATGGAAGAGATTGAACACCTATTAGATGAAGGTTTAAAAGTAGATTATACTTTTGTTTTAATGAATCCCAAAATACAAGCGATAACATTGAATTCTGAACAGAAGCAATTCATTGAGATGTTCACAGCCTGTGTAGATAAAGGACTTGTAGCTAGATATTACACAGTAAGATGGCGGCAGGGTAAAAGCTTTTTATCCACAGCAAAGAATGTCTATATAAAATAACTTGATAATTAGGCGAAGTAATGGCATTATTCATGTACTGAAAGGAGATTATTATGGAAAAACAGGAAAAATCCTATTTTTATTATAAAAATAGCTCGAGGAAAATAGTTCCTTTTCCGGATGAAGTAATTCAAGAAAGAGCTAAAGAGGTTCTAACTAATATGTATAATGTGGAAGCCGCAAGGATTCCTAATGTATATCTACAAAGTTGGGAGGATGTTAAACTTTATCATCCATCAGGAAAAATTGATAAAGCACAAGCAATAATGCTTGATGAAGCAGATGGCGCATATGATTTGAGAAATAAGTTGAATGACTTAACTGGTAAGGCGTGGACGAAATTTACCTGTAGTTGGTTTATTTTTAACGCACTTCAAAGTGATTTAAAAGAAGAAAGGGATGTTACAAATGAGTCACAGGCTCATCCGGCAACTTTTTCACCAACCATGATTTCTGATTTTGTTAAGTATTTTACCAAAGAAGGTGAAACAGTCCTAGATCCTTTTGCTGGGATAGGAAGTACTTTAGTAGCGTGTAAACGAACAGGTAGAATTGGATATGGCATCGAACTTAATCCTAAATATTATGATATCGTAGAATTGAGAGTGCCAGAATTTAAGAACAATATGTTTAATACAGATTGCAGAAATATTAATAATCTTGATTTGCCGTTAATAAATTATTCGATTTCATCGCCGCCATATTGGGATGTATTAAACCGCAGTACAGATGGCTTTAAAAAGGAACGTGAGGACAAGGGCTTGGACGTTAGTTATTCAGATGAACTTGAAGATTTGGGAAATATTGACAATTACGAATTGTTCTTACAGGAAGTTTGCTCGGTATATTTAAAAATGTATGATATCTTGGCAGATGGCGCATATATAACCATTATTGTTAAGAATATTAAAAAGGGTGGGAAAATGTATCCTTTGGCCTGGGATATGGCCAGAATACTAGGAAAGAAATATGTTCTAAAAGATGAAAAAATATGGATACAAGATAAAATTGGACTTTCACCTTATGGATATCCCAATTCTTGGGCAAGTAATATTTTGCATCATTATTGCATTATTTTACGAAAGGAATAATCATGGAGAAAATATTAACCAATATAATGGAATCATTACACTCCGAAGAAATTTATAATAAAGAACATTCGCGAATCTATAAGATTCACAAGTATTGGGCAAGAAAACCCTGGTATATAGTTGAAAAATATATAAATAAGTATTCTGCAGCTGGTGATTTAGTTATGGACCCGTTTTGTGGAAGCGGATGTACCGGTCTTGAAGCTGTTATCAACGGAAGAAATTTTATCGGACAGGACTTAAACCCTACTGCTATACAAGTTACTAAAGGTACGCTACTTTCAAATGTTAATATGAAAGAGTTACAAGTCGGTATTGATGAAATTGATTCCGCTTGTAAAGATGAAATTATGGCATTGTATTTATCTGAACAGAAATGCGATAAATGCTGTGGGTTTATGTATTATAAGCATTGCAATATTGGTCCAGCTTATAAAGATGACTATCAAGGGAATATTTATTGTCCAGTTTGTAAAAGTAGGGGAAGGAAGATAAAGCTATCAGACGAGGAAGTAAAGAAAATGGCTTCTTTTGATAGCTTAAAAATAGATAAGTGGTATCCAGATAAAAAATTTCCTGAAAAATTCTACAAGGATAGATTCAGTTATAAAGGAATTTTAACTGTAGCAGATATGTATACCAAGCGAAATCTATATGCTTTATCTTTGATTTATGAAGAAATTCAGAAAAAAGAAGAACCCTGTAAATCTATGTTAATGTTGGCATTTACGAACACTGTTTTACACGTTAGTAAACTTAAAGGTGAGAACGTACGACCTTTGGGTGTGAATAATTATTGGGTACCAGATGATTATATTGAAGAAAACGTATGGTTTAGATTTAATGATAGGTTCAATAATTTGCTAACTGCAAAAAAACAGCAGGTAAAACGTGAAAAAGAAAAAACCAAGGAGAACATTACATCGGGCACCTGGATAGTTGAACGTAAGTCGGCATTAGAAAAGATGGGCAATGAGAGTGTGGATTACTTTTTTACTGACCCACCTTATGGAGATGCAATACAGTATTCGGAGTTATCCTATGTTTGGAATGCTTGGTTAGAAGAAGATTACAAAATCGATGAAGAAGTGATTATTAATCCAATTCAAAATAAAGGGACAAAAGAGTTCAATGATTTATTAACGCATGCTTTGGATAATATTTATTTAGCATTAAAGGATGAACATTATTTTACTTTATGCTTTCAGAATAAGAATTCAGAAATTTGGAAGGATTTAATCCGCTATTGTAAGAATATTGGACTCAAATTAGTTGATGTTAGTATCTATGACACATATGGCAGTCCGTTTAATAAAAGTTGGGCAAATTTTTCCCCAAAGTCTGATATATATGTAACCTTCAAGAAGTCAAAAATTCCATCAGGAGATTTTTATACCAAAGAAGAAACGTTGATAACTATTCTTGAAGATATTAAGAATTATATGCAAAAAAAGCAAATACAAGTTGATTACAATAAGCTATATGATATTACTATTTCGTATATTATATGGGCTGCTTACCTTAATGAAAATGAAATAAGTATAGAGGGATTCAACATAAAGAGCTTTTCAAAAGTGGTGGAACAGGTATTTGGTGAGAATTGAATACTTTTGCTTAAGGATTTAATAAGGTCTTAAGCTCAAGCAGCTGCAAGAAGTACTCCATTGAATGGAGTTTAGTATTTATTTGAACTCGGGTCAAAGGGGGGAGGTTTGTGGCAAAACTTAATTCATTCAGAGACGTCATTGAAGATATGTTCTATGATGACATCTTTGCTGAGTTATCGGTATATATAGAAGATAACCCTGATAAAATGGACAGCAAATCGCACTGCGTAGAAAGTCCGGATGAAGCAATCTTATCTGATTTTCAGGTCAAGCTTGTCGATATAACCGATTCCGTGGGTAACGAAATTCTCTTTGATGTGGTAGTATCTGCAGAAATTGAGATCGCAGAAACTGTAAAAAGAAACCGTGAAACCGATGGCATAGAGCAGTGGTTCAGAATTTCCTGCTCTGCAGAGCTGGAGGATGGGCTTCAAAGCTTTGATATAACAGGAATACAGATATATAATAAATACTGTGACAGTAAAATAACCCATCTGTCTGAATATCTAGTCCCCATCATCAGTAAGGATAAGCTTGATGATGCCGCGGAGAAATTCCTGAAGAAATATTACCCTGAAGCTTTATCAAAACCTATGGCGGTGCCGGCCCGTGAAATAGCCAGGAGGATGGGTCTCGATATCCAGGAAGTACATATTACAAAGTATTGCTCTATATTCGGACAGATGGTTTTCACTGACTGTGAACTACAGCATTACGACAGTGATGCAAATGCGTATAAGCCTTTGCCTGTGAAAAGAGGGACAATTCTAGTAGATCCCAATGTATTTTTCATGCGAAGCGTTGGATCAATGAACAATACCATCATACACGAGTGCGTCCACTGGGATCTCCACAAGAAGTTCTTTGAGTTGGAAAAGCTGTATAACAAAGACGCCAGATCCATCACTTGCCAGGTGCAGGAGGGAATCAGGCCTGAAAGAAACAGGACGCCATTGGATTGGATGGAGTGGCATGCCAACCATCTGGCTCCAAGAATACTGATGCCTGCAAAGCAGACATTGCAGAAAATTGAGGAGTTAATAGAAAAGAACAAACGGGTTCTTCAGACTGACAATATCGCTGACATAATGGAATCTGTAGTCTATGAGCTTTCCGAGTTCTTTGAGGTATCGAGAATTTCAGCCAAAATCCGGATGATCGACCTTGGGTATTCGGAAGCCATTGGAGTTTACACTTATATTGACGACCGGTATGTGGGGAATCATACATTTGAGAAATCGGTTCTGAAGCGCAACCAGACTTTTAGCATCGGCATACAGGATGCCCTGCATGAATATGCAATGAACCAGGAGTTCAGAAAAATTCTGGATTCCGGAAAATATATATATGTCGATGCCCACTTCTGCATCAATGACTCCAAGTATGTGCGGCTTAATGACGAGGACTTTGCTGAACTTACCGATTACGCCAGACAGCACATCGATGAATGCTGCCTGATTTTCGATGTGACTGCAAGGAAGAACGACAGGTATGGTGCCCAATACTATAAGGAAGCCGTGCTGTTTAGGGATGCGGTATCAGAGAAGATTGTCGAACTTAAATATAGCCAATCGAAAAAAAATACGGCAACCGAGGAGAGAGCCGAGGAGTTAAGTAAAATCGGCGGCGAGGCAAAACAGATCGCCAGTATTGCAAGGGCCCTACCGCCTACATTTGCAGATACCCTTGTAGCTCATATGAAGAGACAGAGATGTACAGTGGAGAAACTAGCTGAATATTCGCAAGTGGGGACGAAAACAATCCAGAGAATGAGAAATGAGGTTGACTATTCTACATCGCTCGGAAATGTCGTGGCTATCTGCATCGGATTGCAGCTGCACCCGATATTCAGCACGGATTTGGTAAGCAAGGCAGGATTCACATTCAAGCAATTCGATGAGGAGCATGTCATTTACCAGCTTTTGCTGAGCACCAAACATCAATGCTCCATATATGAATGCAATGAGATATTGAGGGCGAATAATTGTAATACAATAGGTAAAGAAGAATGAAAATCAAATAATTTCTAACGAGACCGGACATTTTTTGTCCGGTTATTTTTTTGCCATAATTCCAAGGCTCCCTATAAACTGCGATATAAATTTGCAGCTTGTAGGGGGTCTTTTTTGCGTTAAAAACGGACTTTTCATGTCCGGGGCAACCCTGCTTTAGAGCAGTAGTATTAAGCCATGAGTTGGCCAACTCGTGGTGTTTTTCTTTTCCTAAGTTTCGCTAAAAAGTTTTTCTTAATAGGAAAAGAGCCTGCCTATTTAACTTTTAATATTAAGCCACAGAGCAAGGGGAAGGAGGTGAAGAAAGCGATGGGACCAAACGAGAGACGCCAGGAAATCATGGAAACACTCTGCCACAGAAGGCAGGAGACGATGGCAAATCTGGCGTTTGAGTTTGGAGTCAGTGTCCGGACCATAAGAAACGATATTGACTGCCTGTCGCTTTCTTACCCTCTGGAAACAATACGTGGGCGATATGGCGGAGGTGTCCGGGTTATGGATGGTTTCTACATGAACCGCAAGTATCTGAAACCCGATCAGATGGAATTGCTGGAACGGCTCAGCGCGCAGCTGTCCGGCAATGACCTCGCCGTAATGAACAGTATTTTCAAAGATTTTGCTCTGAGCAAATAGCACGGGTTACACCCCCGAATTTTGAAAGGATGGTGAATGTAATGAAAAAGGTTTTTGTATGTTCTCCCTACCGTGGAGATATCGAAAAGAACACCAAGAAGGCTGCGTATGCAGCAAAGGTTTTGTGTGGTTGCGGCTATATGCCAGTAGTGCCACATCTCTATTTCCCTCAGTTCCTGGATGAGAATGACGAGTCTGAGAGAATCCGCGGTATTGAACTTGGCATCGAGCTGATGAAGGGCTGTGATCAGATATGGTTGCTCGGTCCAAGCATAACAAGCGGAATGGAATATGAACTCGAAGCCGCAAAGGAACTCCGCATTCCAGTGAGGATGTACGATGAGCAGCTGCGTCAGATAAACCCTAAGAGTTTGATTCTTGATGATCGTGTGGATGACCACTTCCGCAGTGTTGTCAAAGGTTTGAAATTTGAATGAAAGGATGAATAGCTATGAGTGAAATTTATTTGACTTTGGCTGATGGGTTCGAGAAACTCGCAGCCGGATACCGTACCTTGGCGGCTAATTCTGCTGAAGGTCAAATCACAGAACAACCTTCTGTAGCTGAACCCAAACAGGAAAGCAAAATCAGTATCGAGATGGTTCGCGCCGTTCTTGCTGAGAAAAGCCAGGAAGGCAAAACCCGCGCGGTCAAGGCTCTGCTGATGAAATACGATGCAGGAAAGCTCTCCGGTGTGAAGCCGGAGGATTATGAGTCTCTTCTCAAAGAAGCCGAGGTGCTTTAATGAGCGGACATGCAAGATTTTCTCCTTCATCGGCAAATCGCCGTTTGAATTGTCCTCCGTCTTTGGTGCTTGAGGAGCAGTTCGCAGAAGAAGAGTCCCAATATGCAGCAGAGGGTTCTGCCGGCCATGCGCTGGCAGAGCATCTCATCAGAAAGCACCTTAAACAAAGAAGCAAACGCCCTGTTTCCGATTATTACTCGGACGAGCTGCTCGAAGCTGTAGATGAATATGTGTCTTATGTTATAGGTGAAATTGAGGAAGCCAAGCGGGTCTGCAACGGCCCAGTATTCACTGTTGAACAGCGCGTGGATGCTTCGGCCTATGTGGATGAATGCTTCGGTACGGCGGATATGGTCATTGTTACCGATAAGGTGGCGCATATTATTGATCTCAAACTTGGCAAAGGCGTCCCGGTCTTTGCCGAGGAAAATTCGCAGCTGATGATTTACGGACTCGGCATCCTCGGTATGGCAGAAATGCTCTATGATGTGGAAATCGTCCGGCTTACCATCTTTCAGCCCCGCTTGAATAATTCAAGCACCTGGGACATCGCTCCGGAAGCCTTGAAGGCTTGGGGCGAGGAGGTGTTAAAGCCCAGAGGAGCTATGGCACTAATGGGAGCTGGAGAATTCAATGCAGGCAGCTGGTGCCGCTTCTGCAAAGCAAGGAATCAGTGCCGTGCCAGAGCCGAAGAATTCCTTGCCTTGGCAAAGATGGAGTTTCTTCAGCCTGCCTTGCTCTCTGACGATGAAATCGCAGAGGTGCTGAAGATAGCTGACGATCTGGCAAAATGGGCCTCCGATGTTTATGCTTTTGCCCAGGACCAGGCTATCGTCCATGGGAAAGAGTGGAACGGATTCAAACTGGTGGAAGGTCGCAGCAACCGCAAGTATACAAGCGAGGACGAGGTGGCAGAGGCCGCAACGACCGCCGGCTACACAGATATCTATAAACGTTCACTGGTGACTATCACAGAGATGGAGCGACTTATGGGCAAACAGGAATTTACCCGTATTCTCGGACGCCTGGTGTACAAGCCTCAAGGCAAGATCACATTGGTGCCGGTTTCAGATAAAAGAGAAGCAATCAATAAAACTACCGCTGCGGCGGAATTTCAGGAGGTTTCATTATGAAAAAGAATACGTCTGCAACTAAAGTCATCGTACCATGCCGTTTTTCCTATCTTCACTGTTGGGAGCCAGACTCCGTAAACGGCGGCGATCCAAAGTACAGCGTTTCGGCCATTGTGCCGAAGAGCGACATCAAGACCGTGGAAGCCATCAAGGCCGCCATTGAACAGGCCAAGAAGGACTCTGCTGCCAAGTGGGGAGGTAAGATTCCAACCAATCTCAAGACTCCGCTCCGCGATGGCGAGATCGACCGCCCCGATGACGAAGCCTACAAGGGCTGCTATTTCCTCAATGCCAACAGCCGTCAGGCTCCACAAGTGGTGGATGGCAAAGTACAGCCCATCCTTGATCAGAGTGAAGTGTACTCCGGCTGTTACGGTCGCGTCAGCGTAACCTTCTACGGTTATAACTCTAACGGCAATCGAGGCGTTGCGGCGGGTCTTGGTAACATTCAGAAGCTCAAGGACGGTGAAGCTCTCGGAGGACGCTCAAGGGCATCGGATGATTTCGGTACTGTGGAAGATGAAGATTTCCTGGCTTAATGCCGGAACTTGGGTGGTAGGCAACTGCCGCCCTTTACATACGAGGAGCGGATACCATGAATTTATCAATAGACATCGAGACCTACTCGGATGTGGATTTAACGAAATCCGGGGTCTATGCATATTCGGACAGCCCCAACTTTACGGTTCTGCTGGTCGCCTACGCATTTGAGGATGAAGAAACGAAAATAGTGGACTTGGCATGTGGTGAAAAACTGCCGCAGGAGTTCCTTGATGCGCTCACCGATGAGAGCGTGATAAAGATAGCTTTTAACGCAGCGTTTGAACGAACATGCCTTTCACGATACTTGGGAATACCTCTTTCCCCTGTTTCCTGGCAGTGTACGGCAGTGCAGTCGGCGATGCTTGCACTGCCACTGTCCCTTGAAGGTGTGGGCGGGGTTTTGGATATACAGCGAAAGAAGCTGAAGGAGGGAACTGACTTGGTCAGGTATTTCTCCATTCCATGCAAACCCACCAAGGCAAACGGCGGCAGGACGAGGAACCTCCCTGAACACGCAGCGGAGAAGTGGGAACTGTTCAAAACCTATTGTATCCGAGATGTGGATGCGGAACGAGAGATACGGTGGAAGTTGCGAACCTTTCCAATCCCCGGCAGCGAGATGGAACTCTACAGGCTCGACCAGGAAATCAACGACCGAGGCATTCTAGTTGACCGTGACCTGGTATCCCATGCTGTGGAGTGTGATCTACAGTATAAGGACACAGCAACTACAAGGGCCTATGAACTGACAGGACTTAATAACCCCAACTCCGTCACCCAAATCAAAGGCTGGCTTTCAGGTCATGGAGTCGAGGTGGACAGCCTTGATAAGAAATCGGTCAAAGGGCTTATGTCCGAAACGGACGGTGAAGTGTTGGAGGTTTTGAAGCTGAGGCTCCTTATGGCAAAGACCTCGATCAAAAAGTATGAAGCCATTGAACGTTCTGTCTGTTCAGATGGTAGGGTCCACGGTTTGCTCCAATTCTACGGGGCCAACCGCACCGGTCGTTGGGCGGGAAGGCTTGTCCAGGTTCAGAACTTGCCACAAAACCATCTGCCGGATTTGGCTCTTGCCAGGAAGCTTATAAAACAAGGCCGCTACGAGGATGTGGCGCTGCTCTTTGATTCTACTCCCGGTGTATTGTCGGAACTGATCCGTACTGCCTTCGTGCCAAAGCCTGGGACCCGGTTTATCGTGGCGGACTTTTCCGCAATTGAAGCGAGAGTGCTCGCATGGTTTTCCGGCGAGAAATGGCGGCTTGATGTGTTCGACAGCCACGGCAAGATATACGAAGCATCAGCATCTGCTATGTTTGGTGTTCCTATTGAGGAGATTACCAAAGGCAGCCCGCTTCGGCAGAAGGGCAAGATTGCTGAACTGGCTTTGGGTTACGGCGGATCAGTAGGAGCTTTGACATCAATGGGTGCTTTGGAAATGGGGCTGACCAAAGAAGAACTGCCCGTACTCGTCAATCAGTGGAGAAGTGCTAATCCCCACATTACGAAGTTCTGGTGGGATGTGGATGCAGCTGCCACCACGGTGGTTCGAGAAAAGAGGGACATGGTGGTCGGCAAGGTGTGCTTTTTCTACAAGTCCGGCATCCTGTTCGTCACACTGCCCTCCGGCAGAAAGTTGTCCTATATTAAGCCGAGACTCGAAATCAACAAGTTCGGTCGGGAGGGGTTGACCTATGAAGGGATTGGCGAAAGCAAGAAGTGGCTGCGTATCGAAACCTATGGCCCGAAGTTGGTCGAGAACATTGTTCAGGCAACGAGCCGTGACCTTTTGGCTCTTGCCATGCTCCGGCTCCGCAACAGTGGATTTGAAATTGTGATGCACATTCATGATGAAGCTGTGCTGGAGGTGCCGGAGGACTACTCAAGTGTTGAAGAGATTTGCAAGATAATGTCGGTCGCTCCCGACTGGGCGGCAGGATTGCCGCTTAGAGCGGATGGTTATGAATGTGATTTTTATAAAAAAGATTAGGAGGATTAAGGATTATGAGTAATATTAAGATTTTCAAAAATAACGAGTTTGGTGAAATTAGAAGTCTGGAACAAGACGATAAACCACTATTCTGTGGTAGCGATGTGGCAAAGGCACTTGGATATGCAATCCCAAGCAAGGCAATCAATACCCATTGCAAAGGGGTTTCCAAAATGGAAGTACCTACGAATGGAGGCATACAGCAAATGCTCTTCATTACCGAGGGTGATCTTTACCGTTTGATTGTAAATAGCAAATTGCCATCTGCAGAAAAGTTTGAACGTTGGGTTTTTGATGATGTTCTTCCAACTGTCAGAAAGCATGGTCTTTATGCCAAAGAAGAGCTGCTGAATGATCCTGACCTATTTATATCCGCACTTCAGAAATTGAAGGCCGAAAAAGAGAGAAGCAAGTTTTTAGAGCTGGAGAATGCGCAAAGCAGGCAGATCATTTGTGAACTGCAGCCGAAAGCCAGCTACTATGATTTGATTTTACAGAATAAGAGCGTTATCCCTGTCAGCCAGATTGCGAAAGATTACGGAATGTCCGGAAAGGCCTTCAATAAAATGCTTCACGATCTGGGCGTTCAGTTCAAACAGTGTAACACATGGCTCTTATATCAGTGTTACGCAGACCAAGGTTACACCCAGTCAAAAACATATGCGATTGATGCTGAAAGAAGTGCGATGCATACCTACTGGACGCAAAAGGGCAGATTGTTCCTTTATGACTTGCTTAAAAATGAATGCAGTCTGTTGCCGGTCATTGAACGCAGGCTAAGCGCATAGGGAGGTGTTTGGCTTTGGGAATCAACAAATACAATGCGGAAGGTTACTATGATCCAACCGCATACGAAGGCCTCCGTAATGCAGAAGCGGAGGCCAGAAAACTAAAGATTAATTATCCCACAGGATATATGGAACTGAACCTTGATTGCTTTTTTCCCTGTCCTCTGGACAAAGCTAGGAAGATCTTTTTACTCATTCACAAATATTCATCGGAAGCGGATAAGGACAGACTGATTGCTTTCCTTCATGGTTTGGAGAGTAGATATTTTGCACAGATGCAGAAGTGTGCCGATAAGGCAACATCCTATCCGGTGAAATCAGAGGAGTGCCGCGAGTACACTTCAAGGTTTAAGGAAGCAAGGCGGCTCCGTCAGCGAACCGCAAGAAATATAGAGCTCTTTACCGCAGGGAGGGAAGGCAAATGAAAATAAGGCTTTGTACGGGCAATTCCCGTATGGACAAACGCTGGAATCTGACGGAGATGGAGCTGGAGGATTTCCGTGACCGCATATCTACTACGCACAGAACCGCCGAGACGATGGAGCAGTACAAGAAACTCAGCAAGGCCAAGCAGGATGAGATCAAGGATGTGGGAGGCTTCGTACTTGGAACGCTGAAAGGCGGCAGACGAAAAAAAGACTGTGTTCTGACCCGCTCCGGGTTATGCCTGGATATGGACTACGCACTGCCAGACACCATCGAACAGATCGAGATGTTCTTTTCCTTCAAGTGCTATTTCTACGCCACCCATAAGCACACGCCGGAGAAGCCGCGCCTCCGCCTTATTATCCCACTTGCTCGAGAGGTGTCGCCTGATGAGTACGCTGCGGTAGCAAGAAAGATAGCGGAGGAAATCGGTATTGAACTTTTTGACGATACCACCTACGAACCGAGCCGGCTGATGTACTGGCCGTCTACCTCCGCTGACGGGGAGTTCGTGTTCCGTGAGATTGACGGTGATCTTCTTGACCCAGATGCAGTTCTTGCCAAATATAAGGATTGGCACAATTCAGCTGAATGGCCTGTTTCCAAACGGCAGCAGACTGTGGTGCAGCGTGAGGTCAAGAAACAGGCTGACCCGCTGGGAAAGCCCGGAATGGTCGGAGCGTTCTGTCGCACATACTCTGTGACGGATGCCATTGATACTTTCCTTGCTGATATATACCGCAAGAGTGCAATGACCGGTCGCTACGATTATATCCCTGCTGACTCCCAGGCGGGTGTGGTCATCTATGAAGATAAATACGCATACAGCCACCATGCCACCGATCCCGCTTGCGGGCATCTCATGAATGCCTTTGATGTGGTGCGCATCCATAAGTTCGGCGACCTGGATGCCAAAGCGGACGAGGATACAGAGCCGTCCAAGCTGCCGTCCTTCAAGGCCATGCAGGAGTTTGCCGTTGCCGATGAGCAGGTGAAGATCCGTCTTGCCAAAGAGCGTGAAAGCCAGGCTGTGGCTGAATTCGATGCGGTAGACGAGGATAACTGGCAGACCATTCTGGAACTGGACAAGCAGGGCAAGGTAAAAGACACTCTTACCAATATCGCCAACATTATCCGCTATGACGGGAATATCAAATCCATCGTCTACAACGAGTTCAAAAGTATGCTTGATGTGGTGGGAAAATTGCCGTGGAAACAGGTGCGCCCCGGTTGGGGAGATGCCGACCTTGCCTGTGCCAAGCTGTACTTTGAGCGGGTGTACGGGATCTGGTCACCCACCAAGTTCAAGGATGCGCTCTTGGCAGTGGTATCTGCAGAACGCACCTATCATCCGATTAAGGAATACCTGGCAACACTCAGCTGGGACGGCGAGGAACGTATCGACACGCTGCTCATTGACTACCTAGGCGCAGACGATACTGACTTCGTGAGGGCAGTGACCCGCAAAACATTATGTGCCGCTGTTGCTCGTGTATATGAGCCTGGTATCAAGTACGACTCTATCCTTGTCCTTAATGGCCCGCAGGGCGTTGGCAAGTCCACCCTTTTTGCCTTGCTTGGCCGACAGTGGTACTCGGACAGTCTGTCCATCTCGGATATGAAGGACAAGACAGCCGCCGAGAAACTACAAGGCTACTGGATTCTGGAACTGGGAGAGTTGGCCGGCATTAAGAAGGTGGATGTGGAAACAGTCAAATCCTTCATCAGCCGCACAGATGATAAATTCCGTCAGTCCTACGGTGTCAATGTGGAAAGCCACCCGAGAAACAATATTATCGTTGGCTCCACCAACTCGGAAAGCGGCTTTCTGCGTGATATTACGGGCAATCGCCGTTTTTGGCCTGTACATGTTACGGGCAAGGAAAAGTACAATGCATGGGATTTGACCGAGGTTGACCAGATTTGGGCTGAAGCCATTGTGAAGTACCGTGCCGGAGAGGAACTGTTTCTTAAAGGCGAAGTGGCAACTCAAGCATATGTTGCTCAGCAACAGGCAATGGAATCCGATGACCGTGAGGGGATCATCAGCGATTACCTCGATCATCTGCTACCGGAAAACTGGGATGGCATGGATCTTTATCAGAGAAGGAGTTTCTTGGGCGGTAGCGAGTTTGACGGTGCAACCACAACAGGGAGTGTCGGCCGCGACAAAGTCTGCGTGATGGAAATCTGGTGTGAGTGTTTTGGCAAGGAGCGTCAGAACCTCAAGCGCACCGACTCCTATGAAATTGAAGGTATTTTGACTCGCATCGGAGGGTGGCGGAAATTGACCTCTAACAAAACCGGAAAGACTTATTACCCCCTTTATGGTCCGCAGAAAACCTTCGTCCGTGAAAAGCAAGGCACAAAATCGGGGAGTTAGGCACATGCCTATCGTTCCGTAAAAACCAACGGCACAAAGATAGGCATAGCCTAAAATGGTAGTAAAACAGGGTGGCCTGTAAGCTTTGTGCCTATCGTGCCTAAAAAAAACCATAATGAGCAATAAAAATATATGAAATAGTAGGAATAGGCACATGTATGTCCGTGTACACGCGTATAGAAGTTTTTGGTTTAGGCACGGAACATCGGCACAAGTGCTGAGAGGAGATGGTCTTTTGCGAGAAAGTGTAATAGAAAGAAATTTTGTCACCGAGGTAAAAAAGCGTGGAGGGCTTGCTGTCAAATTTGTATCGCCCGGTCTTGATGGAGTGCCGGACCGTCTTGTTCTATTCCCTGGCGGCAAGATGGCTTTCGTGGAACTGAAAGCCCCCGGTAAGAACATGCGGCCTATACAGGAGAAACGGGCAAGGCAGCTAACCGCTTTAGGCTTTAGAGTCTACTGCGTGGACAACAAAGAAATGATTGGAGGTGTGCTTGATGAAATACAAGCCGCATAGCTATCAGGAATATGCAAAAGAGTTCATACTGGCACACCCGGTCTGCTGCCTTATGCTCGACATGGGACTCGGCAAGACAATTATCACGCTTTCGGCATTATGGCTGCTTGCTTTGGATAGCTTCGACATTGGTAAGATCCTCGTTATCGCTCCCAAGCGAGTAGCTGAAGATACCTGGCCAAAGGAGATGGCAAAGTGGGAGCATCTGACAGGAATTACATTCTCTTTGGTACTTGGCAACCAGAAACAGAGAGAGGAAGCCCTTAACAAACGTGCTTTTGTTTATATCATCAACCGGGAGAATGTATCGTGGCTTATTGAAAACGGCCAATGGGATTTTGACACCGTGGTTATAGATGAAATGTCCAGCTTCAAATCCAATAAGGCACAGCGGTTCAAAACTTTGAAGAAAGTCCGTCCGAAAGTGCAGAGGGTTATAGGGCTTACCGGCACTCCGGCACCGAACTCGCTCCTTGACCTTTGGCCGCAATTGTATCTGTTGGATATGGGGCAGAGGCTCGGGCGCTTCATCGGCGGCTACCGTGAAAGGTTCTTTAAGCCGGATAAGCGCAATCGTGAAATTATCTATTCTTATAAACCCCGTGACGGTGCGGAGGAAAAAATATATGAACTGATTTCCGATATCTGTATTTCCATGAAAGCCGTGGACTTCCTCGATATGCCGGAGAAGGTGTATAACCGCATTGAGGTTTCGATGGAGAAGAAGGAGCAACAGCTTTACGACCGTTTTCAAAAGGATATGGTTCTTTCCCTTGGTGGTGAGGAGGTTGACGCCATCAATGCTGCCGGCCTTTCAAACAAATTGTTGCAGATGGCAAACGGAGCGGTATATGGCGAGGACAGAAAAGTCCTCCGCATCCACGATAGAAAGCTGGATGCACTGGAAGATTTGATTGAAGCCGCCAATGGCAAGCCGATCCTTGTAGCTTACTGGTATAAGCACGACCTTGCCAGAATTCGTGAGCGGTTCGATGTACGAACAATTGATACCCCAGAGGATATTGACGACTGGAATGCCGGAAAAATACCTGTGGCTCTGATCCATCCGGCTTCGGCGGGTCACGGTTTGAACCTCCAAGAAGGCGGCTCCACCGTAGTATGGTTCGGGCTAACATGGTCTTTGGAACTGTATCAGCAGTTGAACGCAAGGCTCTGGCGGCAAGGACAAAAGAATACTGTGGTAATTCAACATATTGTTACTCGCGGTACACATGATGAAGATGTGATGAAAGCGCTGGAACGAAAGGATATGAGGCAGTCCGCTTTGATCGCAGCGGTCAAAGCCAGGATTGGAGGTGCATCATGAACGAAAGGATAGAGAAAATAATGCAGGATTATCCGCAGATGGTGATGAAACGGACTTGTTTAGAAAATCAGATATTGAATTTTAAAGGCATCACCGGAACCGAAATGATAGAGTCCATGTATTTTACGCAGCCGGAGGGTGAGCGAGTTCAGGCTAGTGGTGTTTCTGATAAGACTGCCCGTATTGCCATAACATACAAGAACAAAATGGAACGTATCAATTGTGAGTGGTGGGAGCATTTGGAGAAGAAACATTCTATCATTGCAGAGGAACTGATCTTTTTCGAGTCAGCTGTTCTTTCCTTGAGCGGCATTCTCCCCGATTTTATTTCCGATATGGTCATCGAAGGCCTTACCTGGGACGACCTAGCTGACAAATACCATGTCAGCCGGACGATGGTGGCAAAGTATCGCAAGAAGGCAATCCATGAACTGGAAATTCTGTACGCCATTCACGACCAGGAAATGGCAGAATATATTTTGAGGTGAATGTGATGTGTAAAAGAGGAGATATTTATTTCGTGGATTTCGGAAAGAACATAGATACAAGAAAACAGTGCGGAATCCGTCCTGTGGTTGTGGTCAGCAATAATAAGGCAAATGCCTATTCTCCTGTTATCACCGTTGTGCCGCTCACTTCCAAAATCCACAAGAAACGGTTTCTGCCAACCCATGTGTATATTCCCGTATCTGCCGGATGCGGACTGATACGTGGAAGCCTGGCTCTTGCTGAACAGGTGGAAGCCATTGACAAAGACCGCCTTCTTGAGAAAAAGGGGTATATTGCTAGCGATGTTATTATGGGGAAAATCACAAAGGCAATACAGATACAGATCGGAGCGTACGAAGAATATAACTGATTGAATTTTAGCAGTAAAAGATTTTTTGTTTTACCATTGACACTCTAACGGTAGTATGGTACATTTATCTCAAGTTAAGTCTACCGGATATATGGTACAAAAATATGGAGGTTTAATATGGGAAGACAAAATTATATGACGATTACCGTAGCGGACACAATTCAGGATATGTTTAACGAGTTTGTGACAATCAAGGGGATTACAAAAACGGCAGCACTTAATGATGTAGTAGAAATGTATATGCTGGCTAAAGACGAAGAATTGTATTTGAACCTCAAAAAAAAGTACTTAAATGTTGAGGGGGTGAAGAACATGATTGCTGATCGAGATAGTAAGATTGATGATTCAATACCAGAGTACTTGTTTATGAAGCTGGGAGTATCCACAACAAATGAAGGCGATGAACTTGATGGAGAAGAAACAGTTAGGGTTTATATGAACGATGAAAAGATCAGAGGCTTTACTTGGTTTTCTACACAGTCTTTGTTTTATGGGATGAGTCAGGATCGAGTGAAGCATTACAACAATCAGATTGCGGCTGGGAAAAAGGTGAAAATCCTTTTTGCAGTCAACAACGAAAATTTCGATAATGACATCGCATTTAGCGCTGATGTTCTGGAAGTGTTTTCTGCCAAGCTTCCGGTGGAATGTCCTGAAGAAGGGCTTCCAGTTGAATTTGATGGTGAAAAGGCGCGCATTTGGATTAAACTTGTTAACATTCAAGATGAAACAAAAATTAATGCGAGCATGATGCAAATAACAAGTACTGGAAGAGATTTAAAACAGACCATATCAAATTCTCAGTATCATTTTGGATATGTGTCATTCAAAGAATAAGAGTATATTTCGCTAAATGGTTTACTGAAGGTGTACTAAAGGTGTACTGCTTTTTCATTTCGACCGCGCTATACTTATAATTGCCAGGAAAGCATACAGAGTCTGGGTTCTCCCCCAGGCTCTTTTTCTTTGGCCGGATGCGTATTTCATCCTTTCACGCATCCGTACATAAGAAGGGAGAAATAATTATGCCGAAACGTCCTAACACCCCGTGCAAGCATCCCTGTTGTGCAAGACTTATTCCTTATGGTTCGCAGTACTGTGAGGAACACGCACCGATGCATCGTCAAGATGCGAAAGGCACAAAGGAAAAAGGATATAATAGTCGCTGGCGTGCGGTAAGAGCAAGGTTCTTAAAAGCACATCCATTGTGCGCAAAGTGCCTTGAGAACGGGCGACTTGAGAAAGCCACGGTGGTGGATCACATTGTTCCCCATCGAGGCGACCGTAAACTATTCTGGGATGAAAGCAACTGGCAAGCGCTTTGCAAGTCGTGTCACGATACAAAAACAATGACCGAGGACCGGTACCAGGAATTCAAGTACTAACCCCCAGGGGCGGTCTGAATCTCTGTGAGCCGCCAGCGCCAAGACCGCCGCCCCCCTTCGCGTGAAAAATCGCAGAATTAACAAGGGGGGATACCCAAAAAGCCTCAGAATGCCCGATAAAATTTATAATAAATAGCGAAAGTGACCTGAAATAAAGGGTTCCCCCTTTTATCTTATTCGTTGCTTTCGTCAAATTATTACCTAAAAGACTGTAAAACACTTGCTCAAACGCAGGGTTTTACGGTCTTTTTTTATACAAAATTTTAGCGAAAGGATGCGAAGCAATGACGGATTTTCAAACAAAGCAAATACGAGAACTGCGCATGAGAGGAGTCGGATACAGGGCCGTTGCTTCGGTTGTCGGGCTTTCCCGTGATGTGGTTCGCAACTACTGCAAAAGTCACAGCCTAGATGGCTATGCCACAGAGTTGAGCGTGAATATGAAAGAACAGATGCAGCAGGGCAAAGCCTGTCTGTGCTGCGGCAAAGATATCAAGCAACCCAATACGGGCCGGAAGCGTAAGTTTTGCTCGGACAAATGCAGACGGGAATGGTGGGCAGCCCACCCAGATGTCGTGCAGAAAAAAGAAACGGCATTCTATAAAAAGGCTTGTATCTACTGCGGTAAACCCTTCACCGTTTACGGAAACAAGAACAGAAAATATTGCAGCCACGAATGTTATGTACATGACAGATTCTGGCGAGCGGAAGAGGGCAGAGCGGCGTATGTAAGTCCTGCCCGGTATGAGGAGGTAAATTATGAGTGAAATGAATTGGCAATCACTTTCGGTGGATATTCTCCATCCGGCTGCATACAACCCCCGCAAGAAGCTGAAGGCAGGAGATAAGGAATACGAAAAAATCAAAAACTCCATTTTGGAGTTCGGATATGTGGAACCTATCATCGTCAATTACGATATGACGGTCATCGGCGGCCACCAAAGGCTGACAGTATTGAAAGACCTGGGATATAGCGAGGTGCAGTGTGTTGTCGTGCATATCGAGGATGAGAACAAGGTCAAGGCTCTTAACATTGCCCTAAATAAAATCACGGGTGCCTGGAACGAGCAGCTTCTTGCTGATCTTATCGTGGACTTGCAGACAGCAAACTTCAATGTGGATTTGACAGGCTTTGAGCTGCCCGAAATCGACCAGTTGTTTTCCAAGGTCCATAACAAGGAAATCAAAGAAGATGAATTCGATGTGGAAGCGGCTTTGAAAAAGCCTACCATGACAAAGAACGGTGACATTTGGCTTCTTGGAAAACACCGACTCATATGCGGGGACTCCACATTGCCGGCAACCTACACTGCTCTGATGGATGGTAGAAAAGCAAACCTTGTGGTGACTGATCCACCCTACAACGTAAACGTGGAGGAAACAGCCGGAAAAATTAAAAACGATAATATGCCCGATGCAGACTTTTATAAATTCCTCTTTGCCGCCTTCGTCAATATGGAGCAGAATATGGAGAACGACGCATCCATCTATGTGTTCCACGCAGATACCCAGGGGCTTAACTTCCGCAGGGCGTTTACTGGTGCCGGTTTCTATCTTTCCGGATGCTGCATTTGGAAGAAAAATGCATTGGTTCTTGGACGCTCCCCGTACCAGTGGCAGCATGAGCCCTGTTTGTTTGGATGGAAGAGAGGCGGCAAGCATCAGTGGTACACAGACCGAAAGCAGACCACCATTTGGGAATATGACAGACCGAAGGCCTCAAAAGAGCATCCGACGATGAAGCCCGTGGCTTTGATGGCTTATCCTATTCAAAACTCATGCATGAGCAATTGTATCGTGCTTGACCCATTTCTTGGAAGCGGCTCTACAATGATCGCCTGTGAGCAGACGGGACGTATCTGCTACGGCATTGAGTTGGATGAGAAGTTTGCGGATGTTATTGTGAACCGATTTGTGGAACAGACCGGAAACAGTGGAAGTGTGTTTTTACTGCGTGATGGATCTAAAATCACTTATGACAAGGTTCCACGCCCGGCAGCGGACACAGCAGAAAATATAGAAATATGAGGTCTGGATTGTCTTGACTTATGTGCCTTTCAGAGTGATGTATGTAGTACCGAAAAATAAAGGAGGCTCAGCACATGATTATCAAGACAAATACGGATAACCGAAAAGCACTGGTCAAGGCAATCAGCGAGTTCACGGGCGAGGAGCAAAGCTACCTCGGTCTGCCAAGCTATGCATATCGAGTCGGCGAATTCACCATTGACCGCGACGGTACGATAACCTGTGAAATCGATGAGGGTTATAAGAAATTGAAAGAGCATTTGATAGAACTTGGCTATCTTGAATCTGAAGTTGAGGAATTGAATATCAGTATTCCCATCGGCGGAATGGATATGAACGCCCTTCGCAACCTGGTTTTTATGCTTCACAGCAAGCAATACCTTTTGAACCGGGTCGTAGGGCGCACCAGTTTTTCTGTCAGTGAGGATTTGATTAAATCGCTTGAAAAGAACCCGCCTGAAACTAAAGAAGCGTTACTCGCTCTCTGTGGGGCGGACAGCGGTGAAACAACAATCCATGGAATGGCTTTTGACGAGGAGACGGTTACCTTTGCATTTCCTTTTTCGGACAACCCTGACAAGAATAGAGCCTATACGGAACTGGTGGCCTTCATGGTGGCACAGGCAAGGGGAGCAAAGCGGATAAGCGCCAAGGAACAGAAACCTGAAAACGAAAAATACTATCTTCGCAGTTGGCTTTTGCGTTTGGGACTTGCGGGTGAAGGCGGCAAGGCTTCAAGAAAAGCGCTTCTTGCGGGCCTCAAGGGCCACACAGCCTTCAGAACTCCCGCTGATGAGGAGAAGCATAAAGCTCGTTTGCTTGCGGAAAAAGCGCGCATGCAGGAATAGGAGGATTCAATAATGAAAGCACTTTTCGGAAGAAAAATGGTCGATATCGAAGAACTAAGGGATGCAACCAGAAATGCTAAAAAAGAAGGATTTGTTGGATCGGCTTATAAGGTTACTAAAGAGGTCGCACTTAGTGACATCGATTTTAAAGAATTTACAAAGGACTTTCTTAAGGACCAGCCTTGGATTGATAAAGACAATGGGGGATCAAATCCAAGTGGTGAAATCCGGTGTATTAGAGTGCTCAATCTTCAAACAGGAGCGCGTATTTTGGTAAACAGCGAGGGTTACGATTACCCGAGATATACAGCAATAGAAGAATAAGAGAAGCAAATTGCATACGGTTTTCAGCCTGAAAAATAGTTGTGTTTATTCAAAAATAGTACTGGATATTATGTGCTTTTAGAGTGATATATAGTACTACCAAAAGGAAAGAAGCACACATTTTGAAAGGGTGAAAACAGATGAAAACGCAGAAATTCGGGATTGAAATCGAAATGACAGGCATCTCGAGAGAGCAAGCGGCCAAGGTTATAGCAGCCTACTTCCAAACAGGCGAAACCAATTACGTTGGTGGCACCTACCGCACCTACGAAGCCAAAGACTGCAAGGGCAGAACATGGAAAGCCATGTACGACTCAAGTATTATTGCCGAGAAGAAAGTCGGCGGTTCAATAACCTCCGCAGGAGATGAATACAAGACCGAGGTGGTCAGCCCGATCTTGACCTACGATGACATTGAGGATTTGCAGGAACTGGTCAGACAGCTTCGGCACAAGGGCGCGACTGTGAACACCTCCTGCGGAATCCACGTTCATGTCGGGGCAGAGAGATTCACACCGCAGACACTTCGAAACATCGTCAACATCATCGCAAGCAAGGAGGACATTCTTTACAAAGCCCTTCAGATAGACCCAAGACGCCTTCGTTACTGCAAAAAGACCAATGAGGAACTGCTTGAAACCATCAACCGCAGGAAGCCCCAGACAATGGCGCAACTTGCGGACATCTGGTACGCAGAAGACCCCTACGGTAGAGACCGCCATTACAACAACACCCGCTATCACGGCTTGAACCTCCATGCCACCTTCACCAAAGGCACGGTCGAGTTCAGACTTTTCAACTCCACCACCCACGCAGGAGAGATTAGAGCCTACATACAGTTCTGCCTGGCGGTTTGCCACCAAGCCTTGACCCAGAAGAAGGCTTCCGCAAGAAGAACGGTCACCGATAACGAAAAGTACGCCTTCCGATGCTGGATGCTCCGCTTGGGACTTATCGGGAGCGAGTTCAAGACCTGCAGATTGCACTTCCTCAAGCACCTTGAAGGCAACTCGGCTTGGAGACAGGTTGCTTGAAGGAATTAGCCACAGGCACACCAAGGGCGGCGCGACCGCCCTGTGGGTGGTGAAAGGGAAAATGACTTTCGGAAAGGATGGATTGAACCATGAAAACAAAACTCTACATCGCATACGGCAGCAACATGGATATACGCCAGATGGCTTTCCGCTGTCCAACGGCGAAACTCATATGCATATCGGAAGTGGAAGGCTATCGGCTGCTCTTTAGGGGTTCGCAGACAGGGGCTTACGCCACTATTGAAAAGGCGGATGGCTACAAGGTTCCGGTTATCGTCTGGAAAATCGGCGAGACAGATGAAATGAACCTTGACCGCTATGAGGGTTTTCCAACCTTCTATTACAAAAAAGACCTGACCGTTTCCGTAAATGGCAAGCGGGAAAAGGCTATGGCCTACATCATGGATGAACGCAGGCCGCTTGGTGAGCCCAGTTACCGATATTACAAGGTGATCGAGGACGCCTACTCCGAGTTTCATTTGGATATAAACATTCTGGAAAAGGCCCTTGAGGACACCATTGCGGAGGGGGACGGCGATGTTTATTAAGCGAGAAATAGTCGAACGTCTACGCAAACAATACCCCGCTGGCACCAGAGTGGAACTTATCCGTATGGAGGATGAACAGGCACCGCCCATTGGTACTCAGGGCACGGTGATCGGCGTGGACGATATCGGAAGCATTATGGTGGCTTGGGACAATGGCGGCAGTCTGAATGTGGTATATGGTGAGGATTGTTGTCGAAAGATCGATAAATAACGCTGTGCTTATATTTAGAAAAGACTTCTTCGGAGGTCTTTTTTTGATGACGTTAAGGCAGATGAGAGGAGGTGGGACTTGTGGCACAGAGAGGAAGAAAACCAACACCTACCGCCATTAAGGAACTGGAAGGGAACCCTGGCGGACGGCCGCTAAACGCAAACGAACCAAAACCCAATAAAAAAGCCCCACGCTGTCCTTCATGGCTTGAAGAAGAAGCCAAAAAAGAATGGAAGCGCATGGGGAAGATTTTGGAGCGGATAGGGCTTCTGACCGAAATGGATATGGCGGCCTTTGCGGGTTACTGTCAAGCTTATGCCCGTTGGAAGGAAGCCGAGGAGTTCATCACCCAGCATGGCGCGATGATCCGCACCCCAAACGGCTATCTGCAACAGGTGCCACAAGTATCGATTGCCCAGACCAATCTGAAAATCATGCTGAAATTCTGTGAACAGTTCGGTCTGACACCGTCGGCAAGGAGTCGGATCGTGGCGGGTGAAGGTTCTTTTGACCCAACCGATGAGATGGAACAGCTGCTTGAAGGTAGTTAATGATGCCGTACCAATACACACCTTCACCCTTCATGCTTGAGATTTCCCATTACGATAAGGCAAAGGCTGACCGAGCGGTTGCCTTCATCGAGAACCTCCGCCACACCAAAGGCAAGTGGGCGGGAAATAAATTTCTGCTTTTGCCCTGGCAGGAACAGATTGTACGGGATCTATTCGGCGTTGTCGGAGAGAACGGCAAACGGCAGTTTCTTACCGCCTATATTGAAATACCGAAAAAACAGGGCAAGTCGGAACTCGCAGCCGCCATTGCCCTTTTTCTTTTATATGCCGACAACGAACCCAGTGCCGAGGTATACGGTGCCGCTTGTGACAGGTCACAGGCTTCCATCGTGTTCGATGTGGCAAAGCAGATGGTGCAGATGTCACCCGCTTTGATAAAACGGTCGAAAATCACCGCCGCGACCAAGCGTATCGTGAACTATTCCAATGCAGGATTCTACCAGGTGCTTTCAGCAGAGACTGGAACCAAGCACGGTCTTAACGTATCGGGACTTGTCTTTGACGAAATCCACGCCCAGCCGAACCGCAAACTGTATGATGTTCTGACCAAAGGCTCCGGCGATGCCCGTGAACAGCCGTTGTTTTTCATCATAACCACAGCAGGAAATGACAAAAACAGCATCTGCTATGAATTGCACAGCAAAGCTCTGGACATTAAGGCAGGCCGTAAAAAGGACAATACTTTTTATCCGGTTGTATATGGCCTGACCGAACAGGACAATTGGAATGATGAAGCTAACTGGTACAAGGCAAACCCATCCCTCGGACATACCATTTCCATTGACCGTGTCCGTGAAGCGTATAAGAACGCGCTGGAAAACCCTGCGGAGGAGAATGTGTTCAAGCAGCTCCGCTTAAACATTTGGACCTCGGCAACGGTGTGCTGGATACCGGAGCACATATATGAGCGGGGCAATCTCATCATTGATATGGATGACCTTAACGGCAGAGAATGTTATGGAGGGCTTGACCTTTCCAGCACATCGGATATCACCGCTTTTGTCTTGGTATTCCCGCCGCGCACGGAGGAGGAGAAGCACATAGTGCTTCCGTTCTTCTGGCTGCCGGAGGATACCTTGGAGTTGCGGTGCCGCCGTGACCATGTGCTTTACGATGTGTGGAAACTCAAAGGATACCTTCAAACCACCGAAGGCAACGTCGTCCATTATGGTTTTATTGAGAAGTTCATAGAGGGCTTGGGCGAAAAATACCACATCAAGGAAATTGCTTTTGACCGTTGGAATGCTACGCAGATGGTGCAGAACCTTGAGGGCATGGGATTTACGGTCGTGCCTTTTGGCCAGGGCTATAAGGATATGTCCCCGCCGAGCAAGGAACTCTACAAACTGCTGATGGCTGGTAATATCAATCACGGCGGCAACCCTGTTCTTAAGTGGATGGCGCAAAACGTGGTTATGCGTCAGGACCCTGCCGGAAACATCAAGCCGGACAAGGAAAAGTCTGTAGAAAAGATAGACGGCATTGTTGCCACCATTATGGCGATTGATCGTTGCATAAGGAATAAAAGTGATGATACCAGTGTGTATGACGAAAGAGGAATTTTGTTTCTGTAAAGTCAGAGTAAAGTGCTGCAGGCCACAGATAATGGGTGCACTTTCTGCGATAAGAGGAGAATATTTGTGTTGTAACAGGATTGAAGGCTGATCATGTAGAATTTTACTGTGAATAGAAATATTTTCCGGTATCAATTGATACCGTTTTTCTTGACGATAGAATGTTGAGGTGATATACTGAACATGAAAGCAGCCTATGAAACGAGCAAAATTGAAAGCAAATTTGATGTCAGTACCTACCTGGAGCGTTTAAAGTATGCTCTTGAGAGTGGCAGTGCGACGATCAACTTTCAGCGGGATCGTCAGGTTGATGCCGCAAGGGATAGGAAATATACAAACAGATATACTATGCTTACTCTTTTCCCAGATGAAGATGAAGTGACAGTTTTAAAGCGAGAGCTCGCTACGCTTACTGTTCACGATTATATTGAAACTGTTAAAGACACCCGATTCCCGAAGCGTTCAGACATGCGAGTGTTTGGACAAAAGTATTCGGGAGAAGACGTATACATTAAATTCCGAGTGGAGCTTGTTGGGGCAATGGGGAGTAACTATATTTTTGTGATGTCTTTTCATTTTGCCGAGGATGCATTTGTAGAGACTGATTTTCCGCATAGGAAAAGAGGTGAATGAAATGAGAATTCTTAAGAGTGAAGTTAAGCTTTGTCTTAGCTGCATGGAAGAACACAAGGTTGATATTGTTGAAGTAATCGAGCATGAAAGCTTCAAAGGTGTTAAAGTGGATTTTCTTGCTATCTATGAGCATTGCTCGAACTCAGATGAATATCTAGCAAATGAAGATATGATACGTGCTAATAACCTTGCTGTGAAAGATGCTTATAGAGAAAAAGCAGGCCTCTTGACCTCGAAAGAAATTGTTTGCTTGCGGGAAAAGTACGGGGTTAGCCAGAAGGATCTTTCTGAAATTCTTGACTGGGGCATGGCGACAATTACCAGATATGAAAATCACCAGGTTCAGGATAGAGCTCATGACGATATTTTAAGAAAGATAGATGCCGATCCTCAATGGTTCATCGAAATACTGAAAAGGGCTAAAAGTAAACTATCGCAAAAGGCTTTTGATTATTACTACCGCACAGCGAATGCACAATATCGCAAACAAAAGAATCAATACCTCATCTCGTCTATTCGTGCAAATTATGCAGACATTGATGAAGGAGAAGGTACTGGGTTTGCAGAGCTAAATCTTGATAAAGTGGTAGCAGTAATCAATTATATGGCGCAACAAGTAAGCGATTTGTACAAAGTGAAGCTTATGAAGCTATTGTGGTATTCTGATGCGTTGCATTTCAAGAGATACGGGCGTTCTATAACCGGACTTGCTTATTGTGCCCTCCCGATGGGCGCTGTGCCAGAAGGACATGAGCAAATCATGATGCTTGAAGGTGTGAGTTATGAAGTCTTTTTGTATGACAACGTTGCCTATAAATTTGTACCTACGCCTGGGTTTGAAATTCAATGTCTTACGGAAGATAAAATTCAAGTTATAGACAAGATCATTAGCGAGTTTGGAACATTAAGTACCCAACAAATCGTAGATAAGATGCATGAAGAGGAAGCATATAAATGCACAGATAGCCGATGCATAATCCCCTATTCATTTGCTAAGCAACTATCAATCGAATAATAGGCGATTAAGAGACGATTAAAATTTTTGCGAGCACTCCAGATAGGGGTGCTTTTTTCATGCCCAATTTTAGGAGGTGACTCATGAAAATACCCTTTTTATCAAGATTTTTTCATACAAGAGCCAGTCCGAAAAACAGCTACTGGGGCAGCGCGTACAGTTTTTTCTTCGGCACCAGTTCCAGCGGCAAGACGGTCAATGAGCGAACGGCCCTGCAGACAACGGCTGTATATGCCTGCGTTCGAATCCTAGCCGAAACCATCGCTTCGCTGCCGATGCATACCTACCGGTATGCACCCAATGGCAAAGAAAAGGCAATAGACCATCCAATATACTACCTGCTCCATAGCGAGCCAAATCCGGAAATGACCTCCTTCGTATTTCGCGAAACACTGATGGGGCATCTTTTGTTATGGGGCAATGCTTATGCGCAGATCATCAGGGATGGTCGGGGCAGAGTGGTCAGCTTGTACCCGCTGTTGCCTAATAAAATGACCGTCAACCGGACGGACCAGGGTATCCTGTACTACCAATATGAAAAAGACGGACAATCCTATTTTCTCAGGAATTACGAAGTCCTCCATATTTCGGGTCTTGGCTTTGACGGTCTCATTGGCTCCTCGCCTATCGCGATGGCCCAAAATGCCATCGGTATGGCCATTGCGACTGAGGAATACGGTGCGAAGTTTTTTGCCAACGGAGCTAATCCCGGCGGTGTGTTAGAGCATCCTGGCGTGGTCAAAGACCCGGCGCGAATCAGGGAAAGCTGGAATGCCGTGTACCAGGGCAGCGGCAACGCTCACCGGGTAGCGGTGTTGGAAGAAGGTATGAAGTTTCAAAGCATCGGCATACCGCCGGAGCAAGCGCAGTTTTTGGAAACACGCAAATTCCAGCTTAACGAGATTGCCCGCATCTTTCGCATTCCGCCCCATATGATCGGCGACCTGGAGAAATCTAGTTTCTCCAACATTGAGCAGCAGTCGCTGGAGTTTGTCATGTATACCCTGGACCCATGGGTGGTACGTTGGGAACAGGCCCTGCAACGAGCTTTGTTCAGTGAAAGCGAAAAACGGCAGTACTTCGTGAAGTTCAACGTGGACGGGCTCTTGCGTGGCGATTACCAAAGCAGGATGAATGGTTACGCCGTGGGACGGCAAAATGGCTGGCTATCCAGCAACGACATCCGTGAGCTGGAAAATCTAAACCGGATTTCAACCGAGGAGGGCGGAGATTTGTACCTGATCAACGGGAACATGACCAAGCTGGCTGACGCAGGGGTCTTCGCTAAAAACAACGCAACTGGAATGGAGGGAAGCAAATGAAGAAATTTTGGAATTGGGTGAAAAACGAAGCGGGCCGCACGTTGTATTTTGATGGCTATATCGCCCAGGACAGCTGGTTTGACGATGATATCACCCCGAGAAAATTCAAGGCCGAGCTTATAGCAGCCACCGACGACATAGCGGTTTGGCTCAATTCTCCGGGCGGCGATGTCTTTGCGGCCAGCCAGATCTATACCATGCTCAAGGAATATGAGGGCAAGGTTACGGTCAAGATTGACGGCATTGCGGCCAGCGCCGCATCGGTCATTGCTATGGCCGGTGATGAAATCGTCATGTCGCCGGTGGCCATGATGATGATCCACAATCCCGCCACGGTCATCTTTGGTGAAGCATCGGATCTCGCGAGCGGCATCAAAATGCTGAGCGAGGTTAAGGAAAGCATAATCAATGCCTACGAACAGCGGACTGGCCAGCCCCGCAGCAAAATATCAAACATGATGGACGCGGAAACCTGGTTCAGCGCGCAAAAAGCGGTGGAACTAGGCTTTGCCGATAAAATCCTCTACGCGCCTGAAATGAAAGACGCGGCAGAGGGTTTTATTTTTGACAAAATGACCGTCACCAACGCTTTTTTGCGAAAGCTTCCCAGGGAAAAAGAGAAGCCTACGGATGTCTTGACGGGGACACCGCATAAAGAATTGCTGACAAGACTCGAACTCTTGAAATAAAAAACAGGGAGGAACTCACTATGAATAAAATATTGGACCTGCGCGAGAAACGCGCCAAGCTTTGGGATAGCACCAAAGCTTTTTTAGATTCCAGACGAAATGAAAACGGTTTGTTATCCGCTGAAGATACGGCCACCTATGAAAAAATGGAAGCCGATGTGGTGAGCTTGGGTAAAGAAATCGACCGACTGGAACGCCAAGCGGTTCTAGATCTCGAATTGTCCAAGCCTACTACCACAGCCATTACGAACAAACCCAGCCAGCACCAGGAGACGGAAAAAATCGGCAGGGGTTCGAACGAATACAAAGCGGCTTTCTGGAAGGCGATGAAGAACAAAAACAGCTTTGATGTGCAAAACGCCCTGCAAGTTGGAACCGACTCTGAAGGCGGCTACCTGGTGCCGGATGAATTTGAGCGTACCCTCGTGGAAGCCTTAGAGGAAGAAAACATCTTCCGGCAATTGGCTACGATCATCACCACCTCCTCGGGGGATCGGAAAATTCCGGTAGTGGCCACCAAAGGGACCGCTTCATGGGTGGATGAAGAAGGGGTTATCCCGGAAGCCGACGATGCCTTTGGCCAAGTTTCCATTGGGGCCTATAAGCTGGCTACCATGATTAAGGTCTCCGAGGAACTGCTTAATGACAGCGTGTTTAACCTGGAGCAATATATCGCCAAGGAATTTGCCCGGCGCATTGGCGCAAAAGAGGAGGAAGCCTTCTTTGTCGGCGACGGAACCGGAAAGCCCACCGGCATTTTCAATGCTACCGGCGGTGCAGGGGTAGGAGTCACGACCGCCAGCACAACGGCTATCACCCTCGACGAAATCATGGACCTGTTCTACTCCTTAAAGTCGCCTTACCGCAAAAATGCTGTATTCGTGACCAATGACGCGACCGTCAAAACCATTCGCAAGCTGAAGGATGGAAACGGACAGTACCTCTGGCAGCCTTCGGTGACCGCGGGCCAGCCGGATACCATCTTAAACCGCCCGCTAAAAACCTCCGCCTATGTTCCGGGTATTTTGGCAGCGGCAAAAACCATCGCCTTTGGCGACTTCAGCTACTACTGGGTGGCGGATCGTCAGGGGCGGGCTTTCCAAAGGCTCAATGAACTCTTTGCCGCTACGGGGCAAGTCGGCTTTAAAGCCACGCAACGTGTCGACGGCAAGCTGATTCTTGCCGAAGCCATTAAAGTGCTGCAAATGAAGGCGTAGGTGGATGAGAATGGGGAATGTAAAAAATTACACGGAGCAAGGCGGCGGAAAATGGGTAGTCGGCGGAGTCTTAGAGATTACCACAGATGGGGAACTGACCATGGACGGCAAACCGCTCACCCGCGCAGCCAACCAGGCAGACAGCATGGCCGCCACTATTGCCGATCTGAAAACAGATTTCAATGCCCTCTTGGCCAAGCTGCAAGCCGCCGGTCTGATGGATCAAGGCAATGGGTGATCCGCTGACGTTGACGGAAATAAAGGAATACTTGCGCATTGACAGCGAGGAGGAAGATACCCTTCTCGCTGGTTTGCTGTTGGCGGCGAAAGAGCATTGCGAAAACTATCTGCAGGCCGGTTTGCCGAGTGAAATTCCAACACCGGTCAAACAAGCCTTGCTTATTTTGGTGGGGCATTTTTATGAGCAACGTGTGGGCGAGGATATTCCCAAAGTAGTGTATGTATTGCTATCGCCCTATCGCGCACATCTATGGTAGGTGATGAAATGAATCCAGGGGAACTCAACTGCCGCATTACGCTGCAGCAGGAAACCAAATTGACTGACGGGCAGGGCGGCTACGCGACTGCTTACACACCCAGCGCTGTCGTCTGGGCTAAAGTAATCACTGTAACGGCCAAAACGACAGACCAGTACGAGCAAATGGTGCCGGAGCTATGGCATCGTATCATCATTCGCTATCGACGGGACGTGGTTGTTACGGACCGGATTCAATATGGCAGCAGGGTGTTTGAACAGATCGGACCACCCATTGATGAAGGAGAAAAGCACGCATTCTTACGACTCGAATGCAGGGAGGTGGTGGCCGATGCGGCCGACGATTAGGGTTACAGGGATTGATCAATGTGTTTCCTTTGGCAATCTCATTTCGACCAATGTCAGTCAGGCGATTGAAAAGGAAACCGAACTTGGGGCCAAGGAAATCCGTAAGCGTGAGCGCTCGTTGGCACCTGTCAAAAGCGGCCTTTTGCGTAAAAGCATAGTGAACCGCAAGGGCAAGTACGGTATCTCCCGCATGGTCAGGGCCAAAGCACCGCATGCGCCGCTACAGGAATATGGCACCAAACGGGGCGTGAAGGGTAAACACTTTGCCGAGCGGGCGCGACGTGAGCTGCTGCCGGGAATTCAGGAGAAGATCCGGACAGCGGTGCGAAATGAGGTGAGACGATGAAACGTTCGCCGGTGTCGCCGCTCAACAAAGCGCTGTATGAGCGGCTCAAAAGCCAGATGAGCGTTGCCGTCTATGATTATGTGCCTGCCGGCAAGAAAGCGCCGTATGTGGTGATGACCGACACAACAGCGCAGAGTTGGAATACAAAAACGGTGTGCGGCGCAGATGTTATGGCCACCATTAAGGTTCTCAGCGAATACCAAGGAGACAAGGAAGTGGCGGAGCTTTGCGATACCGCTATTTTTGCGATTCAAAACGAGCCACTGATTTTATCCGATGCGTGGGAAGTGGCGCTTTCAAGCGTGGACAGCCATATGGTAGAGCGTTTGGAAACACACCGTGAAGCGACGGTAACCTTCAAGTTTACGATTATTGATACCGAGGAGTGATGATAAATGGCTTTAATTCCAAGCGATGGCGTGGATTTTCTCTTAAAAGTAAATACAGGGACGAAAGAAACTCCGGTTTGGACGGTGATTGGCGGTCAGCGGGGTGCAACCTTGAGTTTGACTGCGGAGCAAATCGATGCTTCCAATAAACAGTCGGGAGCCTGGAAAACCAGCGTGCCCGGTATGATTTCCTGGAGCATTGACGCCGATGCGGTGATGCTGACCGACATTTCCGGCTTAAGTATTGATGCTGGGCGGGCCAAGCTGCTCACGGTGTTTGCCAACCGTGAGTTGGTGCATGTGCGGTATGTCAGAAAAGATGGCTCCAAATTCCAGGGATATGCGGCTATTACCGATTTGAGTGAGGAATCCCCGCATGACGGTGTGGCGACGTATAAAATCACCTTAGCCGGGGCGGGCGCGCCGGAAGAAGTAAACGGGACCAAGCAGGTGGAAACGGCTGAAGTTGTCGGAACCATTACGACCGCCGGCAATGCCACCTTTACGGTTACTGCCGCAGGTATGACCGGTTCGCCTAAGGCTATCAGTTTAGCCGTGGCACTTAATGATTCGGCAGCCGTGGTAGCGCAAAAAGCCAGGGAAGCGCTGTCGGCGGATAGCGCAGTAGCTGCTAAATTCAGTGTGGGCGGCTATGGAACTATGGTCGAGCTGACTGCTTTAACGGCATTGGCTAATGACAGCACACTCAATATTGCCATTGCCAATGGAACCTGTGCCGGCTTGACGGCGGCTCCGACATCGGCCAATACGACTGCAGGAGTAGCTCCGGCTGCATAACAAACAGGGTGCGCAGGCTAAAGAAACTGTGCACCCTGTTTTCTTGAAAATGGAGGAATGAACGATGACAAGACCTGTGTTTATTACGATGGGCGGCAAGGAGCGCCGCCTTCGCTATGATATTAACGCTGCCGCTGAGATGGAAGAACTGATGGGCGGAAAATCCCTGCTTTATGTGATGAGCAATCCCATGGCGGCGGGTTTTTCGGCTATCCGCATTTTGCTGTGGGGCGGTCTCAAGCATGCGGAAAAAGGGATCACTTTGCAGCGTGTAGGGCTGATGATGCAAGAATATATGGAAGCCGGCGGCAGTTTTAGTGAATTGGCCGGCAAGATCGGGGAAGCGATTAAAGTCTCGAAAATCATGGGCGAGAGCTTGGCCGATGAAGAAGGCGTACAAGAGGAGACGGACGAGGGAAACGAGTAACCACCGTAGCCCAGTGGATTGCCCAGGCCGCGCCGGTGGCTTACGGTCCTCTGGGGCTAAAACCATGGGAATTTGAACGGTTAACCTTTGGAGAATTTAAGCAACTGGCAGACGGCTATCAATGGCGAACCAAGCAGGAGCAGATAATGGCAGCGGGTTTTGTGGCATCCATCATCAATACCTGTACGTCGCGCGACCTAAAAAAGACGGTTACGGTGGAAATGCTTATTGGTCAGGAACCGAAAGAAAAACAAGAAAAAACCAAAGACCAAGCTAGGGCGGAAATGAAAGATTTGCTATCGAAAGTGGGGTGAGACTATGGCCGGAAATGCGGCAATGACGATTTTTATCGGCGGTGATAACAGCGAGTTTCTGAAAAAATGGGAGAGTACCAGACGCGCCTTGCGCAAAGGGCTTGGTTCGGAAGCGATGGCAGCGTCGGAAAGCATTGCCACCGGCCTAGCCGCCGCGACGGTTGCCCTTGGCGCTTTCGGTATTGCCAGCATCAAATTGGCGGGCGACATGGATGCCAGTCGCAAAGCGCTCAACACGTTGCTTGGCGATGCGCAGGCAGCGGAAAAAATGCTCTCCGAGTTGGCCACGTTTGCGGCGGATACCCCTTTTGAACTGCCAGGGCTTTTGACTGCATCGAAAAAACTATTGGCCTTCGGTTTTGCGTCGCAAGACATCATCCCGATGCTGGCAGCAATTGGGGACGCGGCGGCGATGTTGGGAATTGGGCAGGAGGGCATTAGCCGTTTAACCAATGCCATCGGCCAGATGCAAGCCAAAGGAAAAGTATCGGCGGAAGAAATGATGCAGCTGGCCGAAGCCGGTGTGCCAGCATGGAAGTTCTTGGCGGAGGCCATTGGCACGGACATCCCAACCGCGATGAAAATGGCCGAACAAGGTGCGATTGACAGCACCACCGGCATCAACGCGCTCTTAATGGGCATGCAGAAGAGGTTCCAGGGCGGCATGGAAGCCATGAGTAAGACCATCCCCGGACTCATGTCAACCGTCAAGGACAATGTGAGCATGGTCATGGTCGAAATCGGCGACAGTATTGCGAAGAATTTAAATCTGGTCGAAAAGCTGCAAGGCGTTGCCGACTGGCTGTCAGAGTTTGCTGCGGCGGTGAAAGCACTCGGACTCAAGGATGCTTTGCAAGGTATGATTCCTCCTGAGGTTATCGCTTCTACGTTTGTTCTGTCGGGTGCATTATTAGGCGCTGCTATACCCGCCTTAGTGGCTTTTGGTATAGCGGCCTGGACGGCACTGGCCCCTTTACTACCCTTTATTGCAGCCGGAGCAGCGGTAGGTCTACTGGCTTACGAAATCTGGACCAATTGGGAGCCGCTGTCCGAACTTTTCAGCACTTTGTGGAGTACGGTCACGGATATTTTCACCGACGCATGGAACGCGATTGCAACTGTCGTAGACAATGCTGTAACCACAATGACTACAACCATTTCCGACGCTTGGAATGCCATCGTAAGTTTCACGGTTGGCATCTGGAACAGCATAGTTACGGCCATATCCGAAGCGTGGAATTGGATTACCAGTCTTGTTGAAGATGCGCTGAGTGCGGTGGCCCAGTTCATTGGCGATGGCTGGAACGCTGCGGGTGAAGCTACCTCCAGTGTGTGGAAGAACATTGTAGATTTTATCGACGGTGCCTGGGCCAGCATTAAAGAGCTGGTTGCACAGGGCATCAACTGGATTGTAGATAAGTTAAGCCCGCTGAAAAGTTTTTTTGAGCAGTTTATTCCCGATTCAGTGGGAAACTGGTTTAACAAGGTTAGTGAAGGAATCGGCAAAATAGGCGCTGCGGCGGGTAAGTTTAGCTTTGGTTTTAGCCGCAAGGATATTTCCGCCCTAATTCCCCAGATGGCGAAGCCCAATACGAAATTTACTGGGTTGACGAATGCTGCTCCAAGTACCACTTCTCCGCTTGGGGGGAGCGGCAGCGGAGCCGACCAAGTTGCCAAAGATTACGAGCAGCTGCAGAAAAAAGCGGAGCAGGCCAGCAAGGCAATTGAAAAAGAATGGCTGCAGCTTACCGCCACACAAATGGATGCCCTCGAGGCCTGGTATGCCGATGAAATGGAAACCTTAAACGAATCCAAGGAGGCTAATGAAAACTACCAGCGCGATGTCTTGCGACTCAATGAAATCTACGCCGCCAAAAAGAAAAAAATTTTGCTGGACGAGCAAAAGGAAAACAACCGGATTGTTGATCAGGCAGCCGAATTGGCCAAGAATCTGCGCGAAAAGCTTGGCGGGATTGGTTTGGCGGGCGTCGACAAGCAGAAGTTTGATATCGAAACCGACACAGTCCGGCAAATCGATGAAGTGCAGAAAAAATACAGGGATCTTGCACTGGAGTATTCTACCGGGACAGCCGCCCAGCAAGAGCAGTTTCGGAAGGCTTGGGAAGCCAATGGAATCCAGTTCGCCATTACAGAAACAGGCATGGTGGATTTCAGCCGCCAGGCGGCTGCCGAACAGATCGCCATTGAAGCAGAGAAAAACCAAAAAATCAAAGATCTGCACTATGAGCGCGTCAAGTTCCAGGAGGAACTGGATCGGGCGCGCGAAGATGGTGACCTAACGCACTTTCAAGAACTGCTCAATAAAGAAGAAGCCGTGCAGGAACGGGATCTGTCAGGGCGGCAGCAAATGATCGATTCCTATTATAAAATCTGGCAGGAAGCGCACCGCACTTCCATGTCGTATATGGCTGAGCTGACCGATGGCCTCTACAGTGGTTTTTCGACCTTCTTTTCCGATGTCTTGAACGGCACCAAGTCCATTGGCGACGCCTTTCAAGACCTAGCCAAGAGTATGCTGAAGATGATCAACGACATGATTGCCAAATGGCTTGCTGCAAGGCTTATGATGGGGCTGTTCGGCAGCAACTTTTTTAGTAATAACAATATTCCTGGGTTTGCTTCCGGCGGCAATTATTCTGGCGGATATGCGCTCGTGGGTGAAAAAGGGCCGGAGCTGATCAACTTCAATCGCGGCGGCTATGTCTACAATGCACAGGACACCAAGCGACTGATGGAAAGCGGCGACACCTATCATCAAATCAGTGTGCCGGTGAGTGTTGCCGGTGAGACCAATCCGCGGCTGGCCGGGCGGCTCAGATCCGAAATCACTGAACTGGTGCAGCGAATTATCTACGAGGAGGCGAGGGCATGATCATCGGCGGCATTATCTTGCCGGAGCAGTACACTCCGCTTGATTGCACAAAACCGAGAGCGACGAGAGCGACCGCCGTGGTCAGCACCTACGGCGGCGTTGCTGTCTTTGACTGGGGAAGCATTCTTGCCGGCAAGGAAATCAAACTGGTCTGGAAGTCCATGACGGTAGCCCTGTTTGAAGCACTGGACATGCTGTATCAGGCGGGGAATGTGGTGGTATGGGACAGTGGCATTGGCGGTAAAGTCTACCATGTGAAAATTACCGCCTTCGACGGTTCGCTGCTCTTTGACAAGAACAACGAGTATATGCTGAATGTCGCCATGACATTGATACTCTTAGACGAGGTGGTGACATAATGGCTAACGTATTAAGCGCAGAATTACTTGCTGCCCAGGATAACGTGAGCCGCTATCCCGTTGTGGAGATCAAGGCGGGGCAGTTTGCCGACGACCTGCCTTTTGCCGGGCAACGGTTGAACGCAGAAGTCTTGGACCAGAATGGCGCAGTGAGCATCACACATTCCAGCGGCCGACTGATCGCTGTCTATACCCAGGATGAGTTGAATGTCCTCAATTACCCGGCAAGGTCAGTAAAGCTGGTGTATACCGACCCCGAACGGGTGGAATTCCATTCTGTGGACTTGTTTAGCACAACCGGAAATGGTAAGTTTTACGACCTGTCGCTGATGGAGATGGCGGGCGGCAACTTGGCTTTGGCCTATGTATTACTAGATAGCAGTGGGAAATACAATCTGAAGGTTGCTGTCTTTGCTTATGATGGTGCAGGCGTTGTTCAGTACAGCATTAAATCAGCACAGACGCTGCCAATCTATTCACCATCCATCTGCCTGGCTGGAACTGGTTATTTAGTGACTTACCTCCAGGATATCGTAATATCGGCAACGCGAAGCGGGACCTATACTGGGACGGACGACAGTGTGGTTAGTATTGAGGTTACGGCGGACGGTTCACAGACAACCGCGAAATTCAAATGGAAAAAAGGCGAAGGGGTCTGGTCAAGCGATCTCACCATGACTGGGACGGCTCAGGCGATCACGGAGGGGATAAACGTCACCTTTGCTGCCGGCACTTATTGGACGGGGCAGAAGTTTTGGTATACGGTAACGGCGGCTAGGTTTGCCGTAGGCACAATCACCGTCGAGGGAATGCCTTTGGATGGCGATACGGTAGTGTTTGGCGACAAGACTTATACTTGGCGCACGACGCTATCCACGCCGGCGGTTGCCAATGAGGTCAAAATCGACACGCTGGGACGCGAGATCTGCGCCGAGAATCTGCGCTGCGCCGTAACGGGGGGAACCTACGAAGGAACTGGCGAAGGGGTGCGCTACGGCACTGGGACGGTTGCCAGCACCAAGGCGAGCGCGGTCAGAAATGACAGATCGCTCACATTGACCGCTCTTATAGCGGGAACGGCAGGAAACAGTCTGACCCTTACCGTTGACGGAACGCGGCTGAAGAAGACCTCTTTCAGCGGCGGTGCGGCTTCGGTGGTGGGAACGCTGTACTGGACACCGGGGAGCAAGATATATAGGACAAAAGCTCTTGTTCCGAGCGGGACATGGGGAACAGCCACGGAACTGGAACTCACCGGAATTCTGGCAAGCCGGAAGAAGCTCGACACCTGTCTGTTGCGGCAGGCGGATGGGACCATCTGGTTGTTCTTCACCTACATGAGCACCGGGGATACAGATACAACGGCCGTCTATAACCTGTATTACAGCAAGAGTTCCGATGACGGAGTGACCTGGAGCCAGGCGATTGCTTTGACGAGCTTTCCGACCCCGTCGGAAATTGCCAGACGGCCGGTAGCGGTGCAGAAATTGGCCACAGAAATTGTGCTGGCGTATGATTCTGCCCGAACTTCACTTGTTATGGACAAGTCCAATCCGTACTGGACGGATGAAAGCCTGCAGGGGATCAAACACCTGCACTTCAACATGGCGACCAGAAAACTGTATATTGCATATGGTTACCAGTATGTCGGAACTAAGTCCTTGTTCGGTATTTTGCGGATCGACGTCGATACCTGGGCGCTGGATAGGTATTGGAACGGCAACACGGTTCCCCAGATCCCGCAGGCGTTTCGCGAGCGGCATGTGTTTGAATTCTGCGGCGGAGGGAAAACGGTCATCTGCGCGGGCAACGGAGATAATGCCTATACCCAGCAGATCCTGTGGCTCAATGACGAAAGCAACACGATCAATGTTATCTCACTAATTAATGATGCGAAATACGGTTATACGAAAAACGTCGCTAATTTGCCAGAAGGACATTTTGGCACACCGAGGTACGACGATACTACTAAAACCTTGTATTTTTCCTGCAATGATGATTATTACTGGCATCCGAAAATCAACCTTTGCAGTATTGATCTCAGTGCGCCGAAAGACACGTATGACGTCACACTGGTTGCCGCACAGGTGCCTGTTGACATGGGCGGCATCAGCGAGAAAACGCTGGCGGTGGACCGGACGAATGGCTACCTCATCTACAGCAACGGGCCGCTATCGAGCTACGATTGTTCGACCTGGATTTTTGACCTTGGCGGCGCGGGGTTGATCAAGCATTACAATTACCAGACGGACACCATGCCGAAATTCCCGCGCTACGGCGGCCGGGACGCGGTGATTCACAATAATAAATTGTACATGTGCCAATGCCAGTACACCACAGACTACGGCCAGTCCAGCTACTGGGGGCTGTTTTCGGTGAACCTGGCCAACGATGCTGTGGAATGGCAGTCCCCGGTTTCGGTGTTGGGCGGAGTACCGAGGGATGCCAACTTGAACAACATCAAGGTCGCGGGCGATTTGCTCATTATCGGGGTTGGGGAAAGCGCTTCTGTGCTGATTTTCGATACCACGACCGGCATATGGTCCCTTTACAACAACACGACCATGCCGGGGCTTTTCCCAACGGCACTGACGACCGGTTGGGCGATATACGATTACGATGAAGCAAGCGGGATGGTGTACATGGGAGCGTCGGACCCTTTGTATTGGGCGGGCCTTATTGCCTTTCCGCTGCAAGGGAAAATCGAGCAGACACAGTATATCCGCTCGCTCTTTTCCGGTGGCTTTTGGGTGTTTGGCACGGCGGAGCCGTTAGTGAGGGGAACTAGAGACTATTCGTCTGCACTGGCGGTTGATCCGGGCTCCGGCGGTCTATATGCTTTCTGGACTCGTTGGCAAAGCAGCGTCGGAGAGCAGCTGTATTGGGACAAAGAAGCCGGAATGCTTGATTTGTCAGCCGGGCTGGTGCGCGGGCAGGCGATTGAGCAGACCAGGAGCATTGACGGACAGCCGGGCAAACTGAATTTTGCGATGGAAAAAGGCCACTTGTACGATCCCCACAATCAGTCATCCTTACTGTCGCGATATTTGAAGAAAGGGAAGAAAATCACACTGCGCTGGGGCGAGAAAATCGATGGCGTGGATTACTGGCAGGAAGGCACCAGCATGTATGTGCTCACAGGAGTGAAGCTGTCGTATAAGCGCGGAGCCTATCCGATGATCTCTGTCGAGTGTGAAGACAAGAGAACCTTGTGGGAGAACTTAGGCATTGTCGCCAGTGTATTTTACAGCGGGATCACACCGGACGCGGCCTTAAGCGATCTCTTGCAGGGCTATGCGGGGATAGCACAGACAGATATTGACCTAACTGCCATGCGCAGTGAGGACGTGCTGTACTATCAATGGCTGGATACGACCGTCAAAGCGGCGGTGGAGAGCATCACCAACAGGTACGGCTATTATGTGGATGTGTCACTGGCGGATGATACCATCCGGGCGCGAAAAATATCTCCGTACAATGCGGTTGACCATGCTTATGGCACGGCGGCCAATCTGTTAGAGTTTTCGCCCGATGATAGCTATAGCAACTTGGCGAACCGAGTCACCGTCACCGGCGAGGGGCGCGCCCCAATCGATGTGGAAACGGCGGAAGAGAGCCTCGGCAGCGAGTCAGGAACACTGGGGTTTTTCCAGCACAAGCAAGTTCACCGGATTTATTACAGCGACGACCACCAAAAACGGGCAGTGCGGCCTAGACTTGAGATCACGCAGAATGTCTCGTCGATTGGCTTCAAGATGGGTGGCAAGATGAAGCAGTGGATCTCCGCAGTGGACTCAGCCGGACATTGGGTGGAGGTGACTTCTGAAGGTCCGAATCTGATGCCGGTGCTGGTTGGGGCCATCGCGCTTTTTGTCGCTGGCAAAAGTCAGCCGCCCTCCGTGGGAATGATCAGCGAGCCAGCGGAAAGCAAGCGGGGAAGCTGGATGAAGGATGCCGGAATGTATATTGCCCTCCAGTGCTTAGCGGCCGTTGGAAACTATGCGTTTACCATCTATGCCTGTCCGATGGGCGAGATGTACCAAACCTTCGAATCGTCAGCGAACGACACCGAATTGCAGAACGACCTGCGGGGAACGATTATTGAAACCAGGCTTGAAGATCCGCTGGTTTACGATGTCAACCAGGCGCAGCAGGTAGCGGCAAGGGAATTATGGATTTTGCAGGCGCAGCGCCGACGGGTGAAATTTTCTAAAACAGCACACCTGAAGGATGATGCAGGGGATACCATGCAGGTACCACATCCCTACACCGGAGCGCCGCTCAAACTATTTGTAACCAACCTAACCAGAACGATGACCATTTCCAGCGGCAGCGGCAACGGCGAATATACGGACAGCATTGAGGGGTGGGTGCTATGAGGACGTATGGCAAACGCTTGATCCGCGGGGCTGCAGACAAGGCAACCAAACAGGCGGTTGAAAGTCGGGATGCGGTGCTGTGGGATATTCTGCTGCCGGAGAGGATTTGCCGCTGTAAGATTCAGGGCAGCAACGAACTGATTATCGCCCGTTTTCCTCAGAATTGGGCAACCGTGCCAGAATGGGCCAAGCCCGGTCAAGCGGTACGGATTTCCCATCGCGGCGGTATACGGGGCTACATTGAAGTGGTCGGTTTTGGCAGGGCCATACCGACGCCGGTGAGCGGCAGCGCAACTCCGACCACAGGCACACCGGACAATGCCATCTTGACGGGCTGTTTAATTAAGGCGATACCACAAACCCTTGGAATGAACGTCTATGTAAGTACAGGTAGAGCCAGATTTAGCGGCGGGGAATATACGGTCTCGGCGTTGAAGATGGCGGCCGGAAGTGCGTTCAAGATGAACATGGGTATTGCGATGGGCGAGGTTGCCGGGGTGTTCGCCATTTCAGCTCCTAGCGCGGGACAGTTCCGCTATGATCTATTCAGTCTGTCACCATCTTTGGTTGTCACTAAGACAGCCGGAGCAGCGTTCACTGCAACGGAGAGCAAGCCGACGCTTCCCAGCGGCCATCTGGCAATTGGCTATTTGTTGGTACGAGGGGGACAGACGGCTATTACGGCTGCCGATATCGCCCAGATTTGGTCGGTGCCGGTTCCAGCATCAATTACCACGAGCGCCATCGACAACGGCACTACCTGGAGCATTGTGGCCAGTGTGAAAGACCAGTATGGCAATGCCATTGCCACTTCGCTGGGCTGGAACGTCGCAGCCACCATCGCCAGCGGAGACGGGAGCATAGCGCCGGCTAGCGGCAACACTGGGAGCGGCAGCAGTTTAACCTTTACTTACACCGAAGGCACTGCTGGGACGCTTGTGGTAATTGAACTAACGCTGTCTCAAGGCGAGCAATATGCCTATGGACAGGCATTTGTGCAACTATAAGGAGGGGATGAGATGGGGGCCAATTTTCATACGGCTTATGCGGATGGAACGACGATTTTCGCGGCATCCGCGATGGAACCGCCACTTTCGGATTTGGACCGGGCGATTTCGTACATGAAAAACGTCATTGTGCACTGTGACGGGGTAATCAATTATTCTTCGGCCAGCGGGCAGCTCACTTGGAACAGTACTTTGCGGATTTTGTTTGTCCGCGCCGACGGCCAGCTAATTCAAAATACCGTAGCTGCGGGCGGAATTGCGCTCAGTGATAATCAAATGGCCTATGTGGATTTATCGGAAACAAACGATGCGACGGTTACTGTGTATGCGGCATCCTTGACGACCGCTGCGGCCAGTACAACGAAGGCCTTCAACCGGCTGGTGCTGGGGTATAGGAATACTGTCAGCGATGCCTTTTATCCTGTAGGCGTGAAACTGCCGGTTAATCCTTCTGCCGTCGGCTTTTTTGGCTCGACTCCGGTAACGAAAACAACGGTCACCTTAGGCAATACAGATAATGAAATCGGCGGCCTTACCATCAGCGAGTCATATTCGCAAGCGGAGGTGCAGGCACTCAGGGACAAATGCGAGGAATTGGCTGATGACGTGCGCGCATTGAAAGCGGCATTGAGCAGTTATGGCTTGGTATAAAAAGGGGGATGACAATGATTGAATACACTCAAATAGAGTTGCGCACCATGGCTTTGTTTTCAGCCATCGGCGCAGCTTTTTCTTTTCTTGTAGGCGGTGTAGACAAGCTGGTTACGGCGCTGCTGGTTTTTGTTGTGATTGATTATTTGACAGGCTTAATCGCTGCATGGAAGACGGCAAATCTGGATAGTAAAAAAGGCTTTGATGGTATAAAGCGCAAGGTCGTTATGCTGCTGATCGTCATCATGGCCCATTGGATCGATGCCAGCATTTTTGGCATCAGCACCTGCCGGTCAATGGTGATCTTTGCGTATCTAGGCAATGAAGGCTTAAGCATTATTGAGAACTTGGATCGCATGGGGTATGGCGAGTATATTCCCGCTTTCATTCGAGAGAAGCTGGTGCAGCTAAGAAGTGAAAAGGAGTCTCTACGAAAAGAACCATAGCGGTTGGGTTGATCTGCCTATTGATTTTTCTTTCTGCATAAAATGACGATCAAAATATGCAGAAAAGAAGCGGGGAATAAAGTGAACGAAGGGAGATGCTGAATATGAAAGTGGTAATCGATCCTGGGCATGCGGGCCGAAATATTGACCCTGGCGCGGTAAATCGAACGACGGGCTTACAGGAAGCGGATGTTGCGCTGGTGATTTCGCGGCTGGTAGAAACCTATCTGTGTGCGGTAGGGTACGAAGTAAAATTGACCAGAACCGAATGGGAACAAGCAGAAACGGATGATCTAAGCTATCGGACAGCTCTAGCGAATGACTGGGCTGCCGATATTTTTATTTCTCTTCATTGCAATAGCGCAGAAAATCCGAGTGCAGAAGGCTATGAGGTTTGGACTTCGCCGGGGGATACGCTGGGAGATACACTTGCGACATGCCTCTATAGGCAAATTGCCGCCGAGTTTTCCGACCGGGTCGGCAGAACGGATTACTCTGACGGCGATCCCGATAAGGAGTCGCGTTTCTATGTGCTCGTTCATACCGATGCGCCTGCGTGCCTTGTGGAAATGGCGTTTATTTCAAATGACGAGGAAGCGGCCTTGTTGGCAGACGCCGCATGGCAAGATCGGTATGCGAGAGCGATTGCGCGGGGAGTAAGCGATTATTTTGTAGCGATGGAGGGATGAGATATGATCCAGGTGTTCCAAACGTGGATAACTGCCTTTAAGCAAAACAAGTGGCTGCTCATGATCGTTGTTTTCTTCCTATTAATAAGCGCGGTGCTTTTCTGGTTTTGGCAGCGTACTCAAAAAGCAGAGGAACAGTACCGACAGGCAGTGGTGCTGCAGCAGGAACAGATGGAGCAATCGCAGGAGCTTGGCAAAGCCCTTCATATCTCACAGATGAATGCTAAGGAACTGCAGGCGGCGTATGATGAATTGAAAGCTAAGCCGCCTGTTGCCAGTTTTACCGTAAACGCTCCATCGCTAGAGGTTGCGGCTGCGCAGGTGGCGGCGAGAATCAATAAGCAGGATGCGACCTTGCCGCCTGCGGCACTGGAGAAGACCGACCGGACGGCGGTGGTCAAAAACGATACGGAATATAAGGTAGACGTACTGAAAATTAATCTGGACAAAGCTTGGGAACTTTCTGCAGGGGTGGGATGCCACCAAGGAGATGTCTATATACCGGTGGGAGTGCAGCGAAACTATGCTCCCAATAAAGCCGTAGCGGCGGAAGTGCATCTAGTGCCGGAGGATTTGGCGAAGGGTAAAATAAAGACCTCCGGCTGGGAGGTCAAGCATGTGTGGCGTTATTAAGGTAACAAATATTACGCAAAGAAATCTAAGATACAGGTCGGGCAGATGACAATTTGTCCGGCCTATATTTTTTACCGTTTTCTGTTTGGGCAGACTGGTTGTTTATTGCCTGGAAACGGCTGTATTGCTTGACTTATCAAGCTTGTAGAGTGATATATGGTGTTACAAAATTAGTAAGGAGGATTTCTATGAAAGCCTTAATTTCAAACTCGACGATCGACATAATCGGAAAGGGAATATTCAGTAATGGTGAAGATATTCTGGCTACCGTTAGGGCTTATTGGGAAGCAACAGACGATGACTTTGCGGAAGGAACGTTTATATTTCGCTCAATTTCAGGGCTGCCAGTTTCTAAAGAAACAGTCATTGTAGGTGATGTAGGCAGATTCGAAGTCGTAGGTGTCAACCAATCTGTGAATAAGCAGTTTTGGGAAGTGGCGGTTCGCAAAGAAACCTCCACAAAATATTGTAAAACCAGGGAGGCGGGCACTAGATGCGAGTAAAGGCTATCCAAGCGATAGAACCGATGAAAGTGAATAAACTAAAAACATGCGCCTATGCAAGGGTTTCAACGGATGAAGAAAGTCAAGGACGTTCACTTGAGAATCAAGAGACCCATTATAAAAATGCCATAGCAAGCAATCCAATTTATGAATTTGTCGGAGTATATACTGACCAAGGAATATCGGGATATTCGGAAAATAGACCTGGATTTCAAAAAATGCTTGATGAAGCAAGGAATGGAAACATAGATTTAATTATCACTAAATCTATATCAAGATTTGCAAGAAATACCGTAACTATTCTTAAAGTTGCAAGAGAACTAAAAAGTTTAGGGATCGCTATTTTTTTTGAAGAGCAAAATATCAATACCTTGTCACAAGAGGGAGAACTATTAATGACTACCATGGCTGCTTTTGCAGAAGAAGAGAGCAAGGGCATGAGAGACAACCTGAAATGGACTATCCAGAAAAAATTTGAACGAGGAGACATTATAATTAATACAACTCGGTTCCTTGGTTATGATTTGGACGAATATGGCGATATGGTCATTAATCAGGAACAGGCAGTTTTAGTAAGGAAAATTTTTCAAATGTATCTGGACGGAATGGGCTGCTTCAAGATAGCAAAGGAGCTTAACCGCGAAAAAATACCGACAATAACGGATGCTAAATGGGGTGATAGTACTATCAAAGGGATTTTAACTAATGAGAAATATAAGGGCGATTACCTTTTGCAAAAATATTATACGCCTGAAGGGAAAAGACGTCAGACTACAAGAAATCGTGGTAAATTGCAAAGTTATTATATTAGTGAGAACCATCCAGCTATCATACCTCCGGAGGATTGGGAAAAAGTTCAACTTCTTATGAAGGAACACGCTGAAAAAAAAGGGATCGACTACGAAAATCTTGATAAATATCAAAACAGATATCCGCAAACTGGCATGTTGGTGTGTCCATATTGCGGGAAAAATTTGCGGAGAAGATATGTTTATGACAAAAAAGTACAATGGATTTGCAGCACCTATATTTTAGATGGAAAAAATGTTTGCAAAGGTGTAAGGATAGATGACGATTGGATTAAGAAACAAAACATTAGAAAACCGACTGTTATCGAAGAAGTGACCGTAAAAGGTGAAAAAAGATATCGTTCAACTGAAAAAGACCTCTTTGATTTGTTGGAAGAGGAGCGTAAGCAATATGCGAGTAAAAAAGATTGAATTAAAAGATGAAGAAAAAAAGGTTAAAGTATGCGCATACATTCGGGTATCAACATTGCATGACAAGCAATTAGAGTCCTTGGATAATCAAAGATTATATTATGAAAACAAGATCAGGAATAATCCTGATTATGAATATTGCGGCATTTATTGTGATACCGGGGTTTCTGGCTCAAAGGAAAACAGAGAAGGATTGCAGAGTATGATGGCAGCTGCTAGGGATGGGAAGATAGATCTGATTTTAACAAAATCAATATCAAGATTTGCGCGCAGCACAAGAATTGTACTGAAATATGTTAGGGAACTGCAACAACTAGGCGTCGCTATAGAATTTGAGGAGCAGCAGTTAAATTCAACAACAGCCAACGGAGAAGTAATGCTGACCATAATGGCGTCCTTTGCTGAGGAAGAACGGAAAAATATATCTGAAAACACAAAATGGTCCATGAGAAAAAAGTTCAAGCAAGGAGTAGTGCTTCTTGATACGAACCGGTTCATGGGATATGTAAAGGACAAAGACGGTAAATTGATTGTTCAGAAAGAAGAGGCGGAAGTGATCAAGCTAATTTACAAAAGATATTTAGAAGGAACGTCCGCTTACAGAATTGCCAAAGAGCTTAATGCTCTGAAAATACTTACAGACAACAACTATGAGTGGTCGGGCCAAAGGATTATTAGAATAATTTCAAATGAAAAGTATAAAGGCGACTGCTTGCTTCAAAAAAAGTTTGTGTCCGAATACACCGGGAAGCTGCAACCGAACCGTGGAGAAATAGAACAGTACTATATTAGGAACGACCATGAAGCGATTGCATCCAAAGAGGACTGGGATAAGGCGCAAAGATTGAGAGCATCCAGAAAACGAAAGACATATCCCTTCAGCGGGATTTTACATTGCCCGTATTGCGAAGCAACACTGATCAGGCGTATAAAATGGAAGGAAAAGTATGATTGGGTGTGTGCGACATATTTAACGGATGGCAAGAGCATTTGCAAAGGGATAAAGGTGCCGGAAAGTGCTCTTGAGGGAATGGAATTTACAGAAAATATTGTAGTTGAGGAGATAGACAATCATGGAGAAAAAAGTTATTTCTTTACCCCGCAAAAAAATTATAAAAGAACAAAATCGCAAGATGAAAGTAGCGGCATATTGCCGAGTGTCAACAAGCAGCGAAGAACAGCTGTTAAGTTATATAAATCAAGTGACTTACTATGAACAATATATCAAGGATCATCCGGACTATATTTTTTCAGGGATATATGCTGACGAAGGCATATCAGGAACAGGTTTAAAAAAGAGAGATGCTTTCAATCAGATGATGATGGACTGTGAAGTAGGGAAAATCGATATGATTATAACCAAATCGGTATCGAGATTCGGCAGGAATACCGTAGACTGCTTAAAGAGCATTAGAAAACTGAAAGAATATGGAGTAAATGTTTTATTCGAAAAGGAAGCCATAGAAACCATGAAAGCAGAAGGAGAATTGCTTCTTACAATAATGATGGCTTTATCACAAAATGAAAGCAAGGTTCAATCCGACAACGTAAAATGGGGACTTCGCAGAAGATACGAGCAGGGCAGTGTCAAAAGCATACCAAGCGGGAAATTTTTAGGGTACGACAAAGACCAAAAGGGGAACCTCGTAATAAATGAGGAGCAAGCCAAAATCATAAAGAGAATTTACCGAGAGTTCCTGATGGGATACGGCTATTGCAATATTGCAGACCGCTTGACTAAAGAAGGAGTTAGCACTGAACAGAATAAGAATAAGTGGTCATGGAGTGTTGTCAGAAAAATACTTACTAATGAAAAATATAAAGGGGATACGCTTTGCCAGAAAACATACAACGCTGATTATCTGACAAAGAGACGAGCAAAGAATAATGGCGAGCTTCCACAACCATATTTTCACAACACTCATCCGGCAATTATAGATAAAAGCCAATGGAAATGTGTACAACTTGAACTAGCAAGGCAGAAAAAATTCACAGCAGATCATTACACATCAAATTGTCATAAAAATAATGAACGGTTACCAATGACAAGCAAAATGACTTGCAAGCATTGTGGATGCACATTCGTAAGAAGAGAATATTTCAAGAAAGAACTGCAACATCAAAGATATTGGTGTTGCGGTTCTTTTTATAAAAAGGGCTGGGATCGAAAACGGGATAACATTAATCTTTCCAGCGATAGACCAACAAGCCTTTTCATAGAAGCTTGGAATTATCTCATTGAATACCAACAAGACATAGACCTGGAAGCCAAAGGCGATGAATCAGTCTTAGAAAAATACCGAAAGGAACAATTGATACTGCTGATCCAGCAATACGGCAGGATTACAGAATTTGATTACCCGCTTATGTTGCAGACACTTGACCATATAGAAATAGCTAATGATGGAATTGCAACCGCTATATTTCTTGCCGGAATTCAAGTGAAAATTGATATTTGAAAGGAGCATAGCAATGGCTAGAAGAATTACAGTTATTCCACCACAGCGGCAGCAACAGGAACTCGCAGAAGAACCTAAAAGTAAAAAGGTAAGGGTTGCCGCATACTGCAGGGTTTCAACGGACCAAGAAGAACAGCTATCCAGTTATGAAAATCAGATAAAATATTATAAGACGATGATTGAAGAGCATCCTGAATATGAATTGGTAGATATTTATGCGGACGAAGGAATATCGGGAACCAATACAAAAAAGCGAGCAGAATTCAACCGAATGATAAGCGACTGCAGAAAACGCAAGATTGACAGGGTTGTTACAAAGTCGATATCAAGATTTGCTAGAAATACATTGGATTGTCTGAATTATGTTAGAGAGCTGCAAGCCTTGAATATAGCGATAATTTTCGAGAATGAAAATATTAATACATTGGATGGACAGGGTGAAGTCCTTATTACTATTCTCGCAAGCCTGTCGCAGAATACGTCGAAGCAAATTAGCGACAATACCAAGTGGGGCATCCATAGAAGATATGAGCAGGGCCAATTTAAAATAAGCACCAAGCGGTTTCTGGGGTATGATCATGATGAAAACGATAAAATGGTAATAAATAGAGGACAGGCAAAGATTGTTAAAAGAATTTATGAAGAGTATCTGTCTGGGAAAACCACAGATTATATTACAAGAATACTTATTAAAGAAGGAGTAAAAAACTGGAATGGGAGCACAACCTGGCATACAACAACACTCCAGAGTATTCTTGGAAACGAAAAGTACATGGGTGATGCCATTTTGCAGAAAGGATACACAGTAGACTTCTTGACAAAGACGAGAGCGAAGAACGAGGGACAACTGCAAAGCTTTTATGTAGAGGAAAGCCATGAAGCAATAATTGAACCGAATATGTGGAAAGGCACCCAGTTAGAAATGAAGCGCAGGAAGATGTATTTAGAGGAGCATGGAATTTTATCATATGGAATAAATGTAGAAAGAAATCCATTCTCCTCAAAAGTTATCTGCGGTGAGTGTAACAAAGCTTATTCAAGAAAAGGATGGAAAACTCAATATGGAACAAGACTGGTATGGCAGTGCACTGAGAGGTATAAAATTAAAGGAATCGTTGGATGCATCAACCGTCATGTGGATGAAGAAACCTTGCATCAGGCATTTGTCATGGGATGGAACAGCCTGGTGAGCGAGAAGGAGAAACACAAAATAAGATGGAAAGAGCAGCAGGGGGTTGAGGATTTGCTTGTAAAATATAGAGCCGCAGAATTTTTGAAGCTAATTGATGAGGTTGGTATGGTTTCGGAAATGAACACAGACCATATGTTGGCAACGCTTGAATGTATAAAAGTATTTGAAAATGGGTGTTTAGGAATTGGTTTCTTAGATGGGTCTGAAGTTTTACTTCAAGGAGAATAGTTGAAGTGGCTGGAGAGTAAAATCTCTGGCCTTTTTTTATTGCAGAAAAATAATATAGAGATCTGAAAAACCCTTATGAGGATATAGATTGACTTTCTTAGCTTTCTAAGTATTACTAATTGATAACAAAATCAGGGAGTGGTGCAATATGAAGTTAAAAGATGAAGTGAAGTATGAAATCAGAACCTTGCGCATTAAGGGGTTAAGTTATCGGCAAGTTGCTGCTGAAACCGGGTTAACCAGAGATTGTGTTAGAAATTACTGCAAATCGATTGGATTAGATGGCTTAGGTAGTGAATTGCCATCTGTTCTGAGCTGTAAGTTCTGTGGGAAGCCCATAGATAGAAAAGCAACAGGAAGGATACCGGTTTATTGCTCTGTTGAGTGTAAAAGGGAATGGTATCAAGCAAACCCGATAATGTATGAACATTCATGTTATTATTGTGGAAAGAAATTTACAAGTAATGCATTTGTGGCTAAGTTTTGTAGTCATATGTGCTTTGAAAGAAGTAGATTTTATCACAAAGAAGATATACAAAAAGTTATAGAGTATCTTGAGAAAGAAGAACCCATACCAAACGCTCCAGGCTGGATTAAGGATCTTATTAATGGAACCACCGATGATGAAAAAATATAACGTTTAGTACTAGAGTAAAGTAAAGAAGGGTGATTTTCGTTTAGGCGGGGTGTTTTGCCAAAAAGTGAGGTAGACTACAACATATAGTGGCTAAAGGCTGAAATCTTTTGCTATGTAGTATAAATCGGTTATTATTACGCAGGAGGAAAGCCGATCCTTGAGCCATAATGTAAAGCTTGGTTTCCAGTTCCGTTACCAGCAGGGCGAAGTGATTGTCAACCACAACCGGTTTTTGGGCTATACCAAGGATGAAAACAAGAAGTTGGTCATTGATCCGAAAGAAGCCGAAACCGTCCGACGAATTTTTCGCGAATATCTGGAAGGGGCCAGCCTGATCAACATCTGCGATAGCTTGATGGCGGACGGCATCTTGACCGGAGCGGGCAAAAAAATCTGGCGCACCGAAACCCTGCGGAAAATCCTAAGAAACGAGAAGTACATGGGCGATGCCTTGCTGCAAAAGACGTATACGGTAGATTTCCTCAACAAGAAACGGGTGCACAACAACGGCATTATGCCTCAATACTATGTAGAAAATAGCCATGAAGGCATTATTTCCCGCGATATTTTTATGCGAGTTCAGGAGGAACTGGCAAGGCGGGCCAATCTTCACAGCGGCAAGCGGGCGAGTAAGCGGCATTACAGTCCTAAGCATGCCCTTACCTTTACAGTAAAATGCGGCAGATGCGGCGATGTCTATCGCAGGATAAACTGGAGCTACAGAGGCAACCAAAAGATTGCTTGGCGCTGCATATCGGATGTGATTGGAGAACAGGCGGATAAGTGCGGTTCTTCGACGATCGGTGAAGAAGAATTGCAAAACGTCATTCTGACAGCACTAAATCGGCTGATCACCAACCGCGAACATTTTGCCAAGGTGCTGACGCAGAATATAAAGACAGTGTTAGGCGCGGCTTGTGATTTGAGCGCCGAAGAAATCCATGAACGGCTGCTGAAATTACAAAATGAAATGTTAGAACTTACGGAACTTCATGCTAAAGTCGGTGCCGACAGCACCAAGTACGATCAGGAATACGAACGATTGGCGAACGAGATACAGCAGCTACGGTTTCAAAAGCAGAACCTGCAGGGCCACAATTCAGAACGGCTGCTGAAAAGGACCGTTACCACAGAGATGCTGGAATTATTGGAGAACCAGTCCTTTCTGATCTTGAAATATGATGACAGCCTGGTGCGGAAATATGTTGAGAACGTGAGGGTATTCGAGGACAGAGTGATTGTCGAGTTTAAGTCGGGTATAGAAACGGAGGTCGCCAGATAGTCCGTTAAATTAGTAGCCGGTTGGGAAACGCGAGTTTTCCTGGCCGGTTTTTTCTGTTTTCTAAGAAAAAGGTAATTGCATCTGACTATTGTTTTGACTTTCTTGCATACTATTGATAAAATTATATGCAAGAAAGTTAAAAAGATCGGAATTGAACCGAGGTGACAGCA